CGGTGATCCCTGCCCACCGATCGAATCAATCCGGGCTGCTCGTCGTAGACGACCCTCCTCTTCATACGGGTCGTATCCAAGAAAATCGAGTGCCATGATTTACCTCGCTACAGAGTATGTGCCGGGAAGTGCGTTGAACTCAATAATCGGCCAGCCGGGTTCGTTCGCAGGCGCGACTTGGTTCATAGGAATGTTCCACACTGGTTGCGTCTGAAAACCCGGCGTCCTCGGGCCGAAATCCTGATCCGCCAGCGCCCACCACCGATCCCGGTTTGCATTGGTCGGGGTACGAAATCCTCTCCAGTCGTATCGTGTATTTCCGAGTCGGTTGAACATGCTCTCCCACGTATCAGGAGTTGCACTTCCTCCCCAGAACTTCGTGCCCAGCAGGGCCGGGTTGTTTGCGTGAACCGCGAGGCTACCACCCCCCTGATGGAACGGCGCTCTAATTGGAGTGTTGACGACGAACGCTCCACCTTGGAAATTCGGATCCCATAAGTCATACGATTCTCCGCCAATGCGCCCACTATCGAGGACAACACTCCCGTCTGCGTATGCACCCCACGGGTTGCCGACTGAGTCGTCATCCACTTTGAGGTTTCGCGCACCTGTGGGAGAATAGTAAGAGCGAAACGGCACATCGGACGTTGGTCCGTAAATGTTGGGTTCCGGTGCCATGTTGTTTCGGGAGAAGGTTGTGAGATCGTCGGGACCACGGCGTATCTTGTAGGTCTCGTAGTCCAGTTGAGTACCATACAGCGGAATCGACGGGCGCTCGTATTCATCCTTCATTGAGAATCCCGCCGGACGCTGCCCAACCAGTGGCACGCCCGTTCCGCCACCGGTCGTATACGAACCCACTGGGGTCTGTCGTGCTCTCCTGTCCAGTCGCTGTCTGGCTGGACCTTCCGGAAGAGTTTCCGGTCTTTCCTCTTCGATCGAGTATGTCGTTGAACCCGGATACATCTCCGACTGGGGATCACGGTATCCAGATCCACCAAGGTATCTATCTCCGTATCCCTGCACCACAGCGGGCGCGTCCGGTGCCAGCAAGCGACTCTTACCCTGATCCGACTGCCACCACCAGTAACGGTTGATCGCGTCACCACCCCACGGATCCGCCACAGCCTGAGTGTAATTGCGACTCCAGTCTCTGGGGTTGTAACCCTCCATCGTACCCCGACCGAGACCACCGAAGTTGTAAGACATCGGCCCCTCGTCGTCTTCGTACCGCTCTGTCAAATCCCCCGACGATCGACCGTAGTCCGATCTCATTTTTCCCGCCGCGATCAGATTGTCGATGTACTGTCGACCGAACCTGTTTACGTCGTATTCAGTTCCACTCGGTAGTGCGGAGAGTGACAGCGGCGAATACCTGCCGTACCCGAACCGATCTGGTGAAGCGCCTCGCGCTTGCGTAAAGGTTGATGCCAGAGGAATAGCTCCTGGAGCATTCTGCTGTGCCATTGACTGGAGAATCTTAATCTCCGACGACGCATTCGGTGGAAGCTGCGTCGTTGCCAGTGCATCCCAATAGTTCCTCATTGAGTTCACAAACTGAGGAGTCTCCACCCCTGTGTCGCGATACGCCTGCAGAGCGCTCGTGTACTGCCCGCCCAACGTGTTCAGTTGATTGATCGTGGGGTTCCACTGCTGTGCAAGAGTAGAGTCTCCCGCCAACGCATTGAGGCGGTTGATGTCCTGGAGCGCCGAGCGATCGCCCAGGCGACCGATCTTCTGGACTCGCTCCTGTCCAAATCCGCTCGGTGTTCCCACGCCGCCGAAAAACTGTCGCGTTCCTGCACCTTCATTCGGAATCGTGCGCCCCTGCGTATCCAGTGACGGAAGCGTCGGCAATGTCGGAAGAGGAGTCAGCTCGCTTTCCGGCACACCCTGTGCTCGCTGCGCTTCCCGTTCCTGCTCAATTCTATCTATCTGCGTCTGAACCTCGGCGCGCTGCGACTTCACGTCCTGTAGGTGGGCACGCTCACCAAGCCTCCCGATTACATTGACTCCTGTCTCCGGCCCCTCAACCCCACCAAACGCATCAGCCTGTGATGTGACGCGTGGAAGCTGCCCGACAGCCGCACCACGATACGACTGACCAATCCGCGCGGCAGCATCGGGCGACGACGTGGCAAGCTGAGACAAACGAGATGCAGTGCCTCGTCTACGTTCGTTCAGCGCACCCGGATACAGGCTTCCACGGATGAGATTTCTCATGTCGTCTCCCCTGCCGTCTCAGTGCTTCCGGTGTAGCTGGTGCCGAAATCTCGCAGACGGAATGTCTCCGGGTACTGGAAGTCTGCGACCACAACGCGGCCCTGGCGAAAGTCGGGAGTCGCGTACGTGTGCGCGCTGAACGCATCCGCAACCCTCGTCAACGGAGCCACAGTCGTCGTTTTCGCAGCGAATTTTGTATCAACTGCCATGTCTCATCCCTCCAGATTGCGGACATCGCGGAGTTGCAGTCTCGCACTCTCAAACGCGACCGCTGAGTTACCTTGTGTACTCATCTTCAGTGCCACGGCGTTCCCACGTATGCGCGGCGTGGAGATGTTGTGGCGATCCGAACGTACCGCTGCTCTGTATTTGCTGCGGGTTTCTGTTGCAGCCGCCTCTGCACTCTTTCCCGACAATATCTCGGCATTCATATTCACGTCGGTGCCCACTGCGACGCTCATCTGGTCGACCATCACGGACTGACCCACGCCGCCGCGACTCACCCACGGTCCACACACGAAGTATTTGTCGAACTTGTTGCCGTCATCCAGGCGGATCAGATCGTCGAACGTACGCACGTACCCGTCCGCACACCCGAGCAGCACCCTCCGGTCTTTTGGTTCATCCAGATCCCGCACCTCGACACTCACAGGGTTGTAATCGGGGTTCGCGAACTTAATCGGGAAGAATCCCTCAGTTCGGAAGTCGTAGAAATACTGGGTCTGTGCATCGCCGTTGTCAGGACGGATGAATATCCAGATACCCTGCCGGGGGGCGTCCCACACCAGCTGTATGCTCGAATTTCTAACGTCTACGTCGACCAGCTGCTGATCAATCGTCTGATTGCTGATGCGTTTCGGCGGGGCGTTCAGGGAGAGCTGGTACAGACCACCGTTGTTTCCGAAAAAGTACACCGATCCGTACCCGTCTTTGCACCAACTGCGTCCCGGCGCCATCCCAACCGTGTCGCTGATCAGGTCCAGCGTGGCATCGACAGCCGGATCCAGTGTCATCTGGTACATGCTGTGATCGCCGCCGAGAATGAGCAGGTCTTCGTTGTACGGGATTGCTGAGTTCAGCTTCTCCGGGAACAGACCCGCTGGACTTAAACGACCGCTGATCGCCGCTCCCGTGATGCCACTCTCCAGCTTCCAGTCGAACGGGTTTCCGCGTGCCGAAAAGTAATAGTTCGACGGGTCGTCGCTCAGACCAAAGATCAGAACTCGCTGATCCCATACTTCGATGTACTGGAACCCGCCATTCATGTCGCTCGGCAGTGCCCCGTACGACAATTCGTCGTCCCAGTTCTTCATTGTTCCATTGGCACCATCGCTGCCGTCGTAGTACCTTGCGTTGTAACCGTCCGCGAAGAAGGTCAGCACCCCGTACTTGGCGTCGTAGATACGAGTTGCCACCGTCGATAAGTGACGCCCTGTAACGGCAGCCTGTGCGACGGTCCCAAATGACGATTCCGTGATCGTCCTTGCAACACCTCCGTGTATCTGGAGCGTTACCTGGTGCCGCGAGCTTCCCTGCTCGTCAGTTCCCGAGTTCCAGAACGTGTTCACACTCGCGCGAGCTTGATCAGTGGCAGTGGCATCACCCGTCCACACCGTGACGAATGTCGGGCTGCACTTGTGGACTGCCGCTGACGCGACATTGCGAAACAGAATGTAGTTCCCGCCTGCATCGCACCGCACCATGTGCCACTCGGTGACCGCAGGAGACACAGGGGTCGGGCTGGCGTAATCCACGACACCCTTCGAGTCGGGATCGATCAGCACCAGGCTTTGACCAGTCACCATCGCATTGGTCCCCGCTGCCGCCAGCAGTGACCGATCCGGATTCCAACAGATTGAGTTGACCGTCTGAGTGTTAGGGATCGTGATTTCCCAGATACCGTTACCAGCGGTGTCGACTTTTCTTATGTACTGCACATTTGACGTGCCGGAATCTTTCATCAGGACGTACACGAACCCGTCCAGCCCGAACTCCAGGTCCAGGATAATGCCCTTATCGGGAGACGTTGCAGTGCCATCCAGACCTAAATCATGGACTGCGTCAATAATCCCAGTCTTCACGTCGACAATGTACAGAACCAGCTCGTGTTCACCGCCTGCTCCACCATCCTTCAATGGTGCCCCGACGATTGCCAGGCGACCAGCAAATACTTTCATTGCCGAATGTGCGGTAGTGCCGACAACTGTCCACGATGGAGTGCTTACTCCGGCGAACACCTTCTCGATGTGTGTGGCGAGTGGCTCCCGGTATAGCCATACGCCACCCGTGGTGCTGTCGCGGTTGGTTCCATCTGATGAATTCAGCCGTAATACGCCCTCGCCAATGTTTGCAACCTTCTGATACCACAGATACACAGTGTCTTCATCTATCGTCAGACCTGTCACATCCACACTTGCGGGAGTCGCGGAGGCGGTGAATATGGTCACGGAGTAGTCCACCGTAACGCCGTCTGTCTGATACCGGCTCAGTTTCACTGTCGTGCCTGAGTGCTCAACCACATAGCACTTTCCGTCTGGACCAAACACAGATGCCAGATACGTGTTTGACGATGCCACGTCCGCGTTCGTCCCAGCACCTGCCGACTTGAAGGCAAATCCCGGCGAGGCAGATCCCAACTTGCCGTTGATCACCGCGTCCCCGTCACCAAGGACTGGTTTCACGAAGGTAGAAGACAGATTGGTCAGGCACTGCACTACCGTAGACGCGGGTCGGAGATCAGAGAACTTCTTCAACCCCGGTCTTCCGTCACCCCGCAATCGACCGGACACATCGAACGGCACCATGTTGAGCATATCTGGAGACGTACCGGCTTCCTGGCTGGAGAACGGGGTTACCGCGCTCAGCCCGTTCACTGGGAAACCGACCTCGACAAAGTACGGCTCCGGCATCAAACCAGCCTCTCATGTACCTGTGCCCAGTCCTCAGTCTGTGTTGACTGGTCAAAGCCTCCGGTGCCCGTGACGTTTATACGCACCTGAAGGCGCCACGGACCCACCTCATCGATGTCGCTTGAAGCGATGATGTACTGCAACTGACCGTCCGTGCCATCAGTCGTGTACGTGGCTTCAACGTCCTTTACGACCCCGGTCGGACTGATGAAATAAAACCGCCGACCAGCAGCCAACGCGCTGGATATGTCCACCGTGACCCCGTCTTCGTCTATGAGTTCACGACGAACAACCGTCCCGGTGTCTCCCTTCACGATGACTATCGCCATGTCAAATCCTCACTCGTGCCGAATCCAGACGGACGATTTCCCTCTTTTTGAAGTCGAGATCGACTACATTTTCTCGATACAGAATTTCCAGTTCGGGACGCGTTGCGGGATCAGCCCCACCCGCAAAAATTTGTCGTCTTCCATTAGCGCCGTCTAATCCGTGAACAATAATGATCATGATCGCGTCAATGGATGTTGGAACGATTGCCCCAGTGACCTCGTTCAATAGATCTTTGAACTCCGTTGTGTTGTCACCGTGGTACTTCACCTGTTGACCTCCTGATACGGATACCACGGTGCCAGACCCGAATGCGAGATTGGCAGTCGTCAACGGGCGGGTCGCACCGTCTGATATGTTGTCTGACACATCCGCCAACGCTGCAGGAGTGGCACTCTTTTGCATATATGCCGTTGCTGTCCACGATCCTAACCCAGCTCCTGTTTGCGTCAGATTCAGTGACACATTGTCAATAATCTTGCCCGCCAGCCAGCCCGTCGTGGGTAGCTCGAACCGAAACGCGTGATGCCATTCAGCTCCGTATGCGTTACCCAGACTGTGCTTGGTGTCATACAGAAGCATTTCGCCCAATAAATGCCACGGATTATTTCCGACCGATGCGACCTCTGCACCTTCGTCCAGGGAGGTCGAAATAGTCCCTGGCCCTGGCTTCAGGTCCACCGTGGCGTGTGGCTCGCGAACTTTCAGTATCTCAGTCGGCATTGCTACGAGTCACTCCTGTACTGATTATCAGCTAAGGATCGCACCGGCCACTTCGACAGCGGACCATTTAAGCGTCCCGCCAACATTCACGGCACGAACAGTGAGTGTGTCACCATTCACGTCGAAATCGGCCCTGTCCAGTGTGGTAGTAACGCTTTCGTATGTGTTACAACGCAGACCAACTGTAGCAGGCGTGATGTCACAGTTGCCACCACCATGCGTCTTCAGCGTGATGGTCAGCGTCTCACCGTCCTGCGTCGGATCGGCCAGGGTTCGCGTTTCGGCGGTCGCGCCAGTCGTCAGGTTGCATCGATATCCCGCACCACCACCACCACCAATGGTTTTCCCATCGCCAGGATCAGCAATGACCAGTTCCGCTGCGTCCCGTGCTGCTTGCTGCTGTACGCTCATCTCGCTCTCCTTAAAAGTTACCGGCACAATGCCTGGCTGTAGATCGGTCAGACGCTGACCTTTTTCCCGGACTCGTTTCGGTAAAAGTGCTTCAACTTCACCGACCAGTCCACCGCAAAGGACCATCCGGCCTGATTCAGACGGAGTCCATATTCAATGTCGTGTCCCATCGGACGCACGCGGTTCATCCACATCCCGCTCGCATCCACTGCTTCACGTCGGGACACCCACAATCCCATGTGTCCCGCGCCAACGTATTCCAACCCGTACGGTTTCGTCGGCACCATCTGTGTTGATATTCGAGAATTCTCCGCGCCACCGATCTGATGCACGACCTCGAAGTTGACCACAATGCTCTGATCACGGTGCTCGGACACTTTCACGCGACGGTCATTACAGTCCGCGATGACCGTTCCGATCTCGGGGTACGAATCCAGAGCAGTCAGAAGTCGATCCACGCCACCCTCCGGAACACCGATGTCGTCCTCCAGGTTGATCACGTAATCACTCTTCGGCAGGTGATTGCGGTAAATCTGCTCATACACGTCCGCACACCGGTGCATGATCGGGATGAAATCCAGCGTCGACTCGATCGACTCCGGGTTGTTCCTGTCTCGTACCACCGTCACTGAGTCCAGCTCATCCGCCAGCTTGTCGATCCGGGAACCGTGCCGCGTACTGAGGCTGTTGTCATACAGCACAACGTGCGACTGGGAGACGGGCATCCTCTCAAGGCTGCGACGAAAGTCCGACCAGCAGAATGTTTTGCCTGCGTGTGGACACACCAGTGCGTATTTCCGGCGACGGCGCTTCTTCTCCAACGCAACGTCCACCAGCGACTCGTCGTGAGTTGCACTCGCCGTTACGCCTGTCAGCGGCAATCTGTAACACTGAATGTCCACGTCCGCTTCCTCATCTGTAGAACAGAGTAACGCTAATCTCTTTGGCGGGGCTTCCTGTTTGCTCGGCGACTGCTCTCAGTTTTTCGTTCTGCGTCGGACTGCGATTGACGCCATGAAGGTTAAACCGAATCGCACCTGCGGTTGTCAGATGTGCGTGCAACACGGAGGGTGTCTGCGGCACACCGGCGCTGTTCACGTACTCCACCGTCAGGGTGCCCCCTGTCGGTATTTCTTTGCAGGACACCACGACTTCTTCTGCACACCACGACTCGTCTGCGTCTGCGTCAACCTCTGCGGTCACCGACGAGCTAGAGCCGGTCGCCTGATGGTACTTCTGTGCATATCTTGTATGCGGTGCAATCTTGTCTCTCATCGTGTTCCCTTACTTGTATGCGATGTTGACGATGCAACCGTTGGTCGCGGGTCCAGTCGTATCGGTGTCGGCAACCCCGGTCGTGCAGGCACAGGTGATGCCCGTTGAGGTGGGAATCGTCATTCCGTACACGTTGTCCCACACCACACCGGCTCCGTTTGTAGTCCCGAGCGTGGGCAGTGGAATGACGATATTCGGCCCGGTCGTACCCACCGTCACGCTGGACGATTTCAGGAACCAGATCTTCAGGTACAGGGGAGCCGCAGTCATGTTCATCGCAAAGATCGAATACACATGACCGGTAGTGGATTTGACCTGCTGTTTCGTTTCGTCCAGATCCAACGCCCGGAAGACGTTGCACCCGTTCACGACAGCAGCAGCCAGTTCGACAGAATTGTTTGGAGTTGTCATGAGTAGGTCACCGTATGGTTGTCACGTCTGTACCAGTCGTCCCAATCTCCGTACCTCGCCGTCGCGTCGCGACCAACACCCAGCGAAGTCGGGGATTGCTCACGCTGATCCATCGCTACGGATGATTCCAGTTTCATCGCAAACTCGTCGCGATACACATTCGGATCAATCAATGCCAGGCAGCTCGCGAGGACAGTCTCCGCGTGCTGGCTCCCACCCAGTGGGTACTTATTTGTGGACAGAACTCCTGGCTTTACTTTGTATCGGTATGTCAGCACGTACTCCCCGTCGAACAGGGGCCAGCTGGTGAGTCGCCAGGATGTCCCCGCGCTCGTGTCGATTTTGGGCGCCAGAGCGAAGAACTGTGCCGTGCCCTTGTTTGGGTATGACTGGCGACGCATACGGATGTATCTCTCGTCTCGCTCCAACACGTTCGGGTACGTCACAGACCCTGACTGATAGGTCAGAGGACCGTCAATTTCCTGCATCGTAACTGGCAGGTCGTACCACACACGGTCCAGTGAATACACCGTTTCCGCTGCCACGGACACACTGGTGTCGACCAGCACTACCTCGGTTCCGCTCGTCCTTGTCGCGACCTCATAAGACGAACCGTCGATTACCAGATCGCCATCCGCTGCCCAGGCCGGGAATGTTCCGCCCAACGAATAAGTTGCCCCTCCGCCGAAAGTGACAGCACTCGATTCCAGCTCCAGTACCGTGTCGCTCGTACGGGAACTCACCGGGTAAGTGATACCCGATATCGTCAATTCCGCCACTCCTGCCCAGGTCGGCCAGGTTCCGCCCGCTAAGGTCACTGTGCCGGAGGATGCACCTACGGTCCCTGTTGTGTACTCCGCCAGTGTGACTGTTCCGCTCGACACCGTCACGGCACCACTTGTATAAGACGCGCTCGTCGTCAAGGTCTCTGTCGCATACAGGAATGACCAGCGGTGATGACGCGTGCGGGGATTCGACGCCAGATGTGGCTGCAGGAAAAGCTCGTACCCACGCTGCACGAAGCTGTCGATTCGACGCTCCTCCTCGTGAGTCCATGTGGTCGGATTCGCGCCGATCCCCATGATGTCGCCCACCTCTTCCAGCAGCCAATCGTACGTCCCATATGTCGAAGCGGTCGGGGACCACGGTTTGACCGCCATTCCCTCGATGCTCTTGTCGGTCTCCACAGATGCCGACAGACGCTGAGTGAACGACTGATAAGCCGGACCCTCCTGCTCTGTGCCCTGTGCCCAGACGTAACGGCACGCAGCCAGAATTGTTTCCGCGTGAGCAGTGCCCCCATACGGATGCGGATTGGTCGATGTCAGCACCCCAGGCGTGAGCGTGCTGCGGTACGTCAGCGTCTGTGTCCCTGACGGGGGTGGGTACAGCACAATCTGACGCAGCTGATTGGCTGCACCAGTCGTTGTCTGTGGCAATACCGAGAAATACTTGGACACCGCGTTTGCGTTTGAGTCGCTGCTCATTCCGCGACGGTCGCTATCAGTGATCTGTTTGATCGACCGGTTCTGGTCGCCTGCCGGGTACGACAGGTCTCCGTCCACACCTTGGAACCCCTCGGGGAGTGGGTATGTCGCCTGGCCTACCACCATAGTAAATGTCCCTGTCAGCGACAGAAAACTCCACCTGTGGGGCGGCTTGAATGCCGCCTTGTCGGTGTTCACCGGCAACGGGGGCGGGAAATAGAAACACTTCAAGCCCCGCTGCAGGATGTCATCGGCTCTCGTCGTCTCGGATTCCGTCCATTCCGACTGGTTCCACCCGAATCCCAACCATTCGCCGATCTTACGCGTGAACCACAGATATGTGCCAAACGATGGCGCCGTCACGTTGACTGACGTACCTTTCTCGCGCTCTTCCTGTTGCCTGTCTATCTGAACAGAAGCAGCCAAACACTTATCAAACGCTGCATCTGCCATCTCCTGCGCTTCGGTGCCAGATGCCACTACCGAACGACAAGCGGCCAGGATGGTCTCCGCGTGCGCGGTTCCACCGTACGGATGAGGATTTGATGTGTCCAACACCGCTGGCGTGAGCGTGTACCGGAAGCTGAGGTCGGTCGAGTTGTGCGTAGAAGATGGTTTCGGGTACAGGGACACCTGACGAAGCTGGGATGCACTGCCCGTTGTGGTTTTCGGCGTGATCGCGAAAAACTGAGGAGTTCCCGCAGTGTCACTGCTCGCCCTCATCGACCGCAGCTCGTCGTGCGGAACTTCCGTGACCGGCTTGAACGTGCTGTTTGCCGGGAACGTCAAATCACCCAGCAGTCCCTGGAACCCTGCAGGAAGAGGATAATCCACAGTGTTTGTTGTCATCGTGATATCGTCTGACAGAGTCAAGAACGACCAGCTGTGGTCCGTCATCGGGAAGTAGAACTTGTTCAGACCCCGCTGTAGAACATCGTCTGCCCGTGTTGTCTCAGACTCGGTCCACTCGTTCTGATTCCATCCGAATCCCAGCCAGTCTCCAACCTGCCGCGTGAACCAGAGATATGTCCCGAACTGTGGACTCGTCACGTTGACTGTGGTGTTACGTGAGGATATCTCGTTTTGTCGGTCAATCGCGACCGATGCCGCCAGGCACATCTGGAACGACTCGTCCGAACCCGGCTGATTCTCTGTGCCCTGCGCCCAGACCGACCGACATGCCGCCAGGATGCACTCCGAGTGAGCCTCACCACCGTATGGATACGAATTCGTTGTGGTCAGCACGCCGGGGGTAAGTGTGTACCGAAAGCTCAGGTCATCCGTGTTGTGCGGCGAATCGGGTTTCGGGTACAGACTCACCTGACGCAGCTGACTGCTGCTACCGGTCGTCGTCTTCGGAGTCACCGCAAAGAATTGAGGCGTACCTGCGGTGTCGCTGGATGCTCGGAGGGCACGTAACTCCTCATGCGGTATCTGCGTCACCGGCTTGTCAGTTGACCCTGCCTTGAACGTGAGGCTGCCCAGAATACCCTGAAAACCACTCGGTAGAGGATAGTCCACCTGGTTCGTGACCATCGCGATCGTCGACGACACCGTCAAAAACGACCACGTATGAGGCTCCCCACCCAATGTAGGAAAGTAAAACTTTTTCAGCCCGCGCTGAAGGATGTCATCGACTTCCTCTGTCTGGGCTGCCGACCATTCGTGCTGGTTCCACCCGTGCTGCAGCCAGTTCCCGATCCGTCTCGCGAACCAGCTGTACGTTCCGAACGCTGGTGCGGCATAGGCGAACGTCTGCTCCATGCTACGACCAACCTGCTGGTCGTGAGCCGCCGATGCTGCCAATAATTCCTGATAGGACTCGCGCTGCGTCGTTTCCTCGGGACGCGTGTACTGCTCGGCGACCGACAGGGCAGCCGCAATCACCGTCTGGGAATGTGGTGCCGGTACTGACAGGAATGTGTTGGTGGACACGCTATCCGGGTAAAACGGGTACGTGTATTGGATAGTGTGAATCGCAGACGGTTTCGGAAAAAGCAACACCTCCCACCGAACACTCTGTGTCGTGCTCGGAGCGCCCGCCTTTTTGCGTAACGCTGCGTATTGAGGTACACCGTTGGCGGGCGCTTCTTTCGACGCTTTCTGCAGCAGTGTGTCCACTGGAATCATCGCGATCGGCGTACCGCCACCGGCAGCCGTGTTGATCATGACATCCAGAATGCCAGTGAAATCGTCTTGCGTAATGTCGTATGCCTGCTGTGCCACCACGGTCGTCAATGTTCCCTGGACTTTCCGAAACGACCATTCGTATGGCTGCTTTTCTATGACAGGCGACTCGAACTTTCGGAGACCATCCGCCAGACACAGATCGATCAACGTGATCTGATCATGCTCCCACTCATTTGGGTCGACACCATACCCCAGATACAGAGCGATCCGGGTACGCACGTCGTCACGCTTCAGAGAGAGAGTGGGTTCAGCCATCGATAGTCACCATTGAGTCAAGTACCACATCATCCGTGTCCACGACTATCTCTGCATCGGTTTCGATTACACGCAGACACACTTTGCCTTCACCGTCAGTGCGCACGAACACCGCGTCCTCAAGGTCACCCTCTGCTGTAACGAAACTACAGGGGTGACCAGACTGTACTGTGCCCCAACCTTTCGGTTCCTCTGCCGCGTCTTTGTCAGTGTCGAAAGCCCGCACTTCTTCCAGGTCAAACGACTCCAGCGTGGTGAGACCGACCCGGTTCAGCTCCACTCGAATGCGCCCAGTCGGACTCACTGCACGGAAATAACCCTGCTCCTCGCCCACGATGACGCGCTGTCCCGGATTGAACGGCAATTCCTCGTCTACCGGACGGGCCTCGGGCGGCTCTGCATCTTCTGCGATCGTCAGGCGGTGCTCCTCAATGTCACGCGGCGCACTGTGGTCACCCAGTTCGATCACGCGGCAGTAGGTGTCACGCGGTGCATCACACACAAATTGGAACAGACCCCACGTCTCTCGGTACTTCTCCTGCCACTTCACGCGTGTGTTCTTTTTCACCTTCCGGAACGCATTCTTCACCGTCCTCGTCTTCCGGGCATAACCCGCCTGCAATGCCAGAAGCACCAGGCCGAACGGTTCAATTCGCCCCGTGATACCAGCGCCGTGCATCATCCTCTGTGCATTCGCTACCGCCTTCTCAAGATCTTTCGGCACCTCTTCGTCTGGTGACAGATTCAGAATCCCCCGCAGTGCTTCCAGTTCTTCAAGAATGTGTGTGCTGTCCATCAGATCCCCTCCCCCGTGTCATGAAAAGGGGCAGGGCACCTTCGCGCCCTGCCCCCCAGATACCGCGATCACCCCCCTCTCAGAAGTGATGTCATCAGTCACCCTGATCCTGCTGGAAGCAGTCGACCCAGTCGATTTTGGCTACCGATCTGCCGCCATCTGCCTGGACCACAATGGTGGGTGCCATTCCCACAATGGGAATGGAGGATCCGGTGATTTCCGTAGTCGTCACCTTCGTCCGGTTTACATACACCTCGACACTCGAAAGGCCGTTGATCCGAAAACCAAGCAGCACTTCGGTGGCTGCCACGAGCGTGTGAACGCCCGCCGTTGAAACGCGGGTATCCGCTTTCTCGCTGTGAAATCCAAACACACCACTGGCAGCTATGGACTCGAACCCAATGTGGTTGGAAGTCGTGTTAGCTGACGAAGTCAGGGTGGTAGTGTCGACTTCTGCGAGACCGAAAAAGAAACTTCCGCGCACAAGGTCAGTCTGAACATTGCACTCGAATGCAATGGTCGTTCCGGCTGCGGGCGTGAACCCACCTCCACACTGGAGGTTCATTCCATTACCGGATGTTGTTGCACCGGGATCGATCTGAACAACGCTGCCTCGACCAGTGGACACATTTGTCACTGTCCCAGAAGTCTTTTGAGTTTGAACCCAACCGCTGAAGGTATCGACGCCATCATCGGCAACACCAAACCCACGGACCCGATTTCCGTTCAGGATGTCACCGACATCAATCAGACGAAAAATCTCGCCGGTCCTTCCTCGCTTATCCGAACTTTCATACTCGCCATCAAATCGGCGATTGATTCCTGCCATGATTCAATTCTCCTGATTGGAGTTGTGTGATTGGTTACTTACCTGACATCAGGCTGAGTACAGAACGAAGTTGCGGCGACGGTTCTTGCACGCAATGTTGCAGAACGAGTCGAGGTGCCGTTCGCGGACGTTTCTCTGGTTCGGGGCGCTAACCACCGGACCAAGACGCATCTCACGACCCTTCGAGAAGAAGAATTCCAGGCTGCCCCAGTCGATCCCGTACAGAGGATCGGACGTGTCAGTCACCGTGGAGCTGTTTTCCAGCACCCAGGCAGTCCTGACGGGGATACCCATGAACTTCGCTGCATCGCCAGCCATTCCAGCCAGGTCAGTCAGGTTGTCGTTGCGGCTGTCGAGGAATTCCCAGAGAGGCTGAACGAGTCGGAACGTCGTCCAGAATTCCCAACGGGGATTGCCGTCAAGCTGATTGAACTTGTGCGGCGACTTGAACTGACAGAAGTTCACAGCCTTGATCCAGCTCGCAATCAGATCGGGACGTGACACGGTGGAATACGTTCCGGAGAAGTTCTTCCACTTCGAGTACGTGCTTGAACTGATGCCACCAGCGCCACCGGAGAACCCAGTCGGGTTGCCACCGGAAAAGCCGAGGGTTGCATTTTTCTGGACCCAGAACGGGACACCAGACACATTCCGTGGATTCTCACTGTCAGATGCCGGAGCACCCCACAGCTGTTCTTCCATCAGGTCGAACCAGTCGTTCCACATCGCGTGCTCGCGAGCCAGAACCAGAGAGATGATCTCTTCCGGTCCCGTCTGCATGGCATCTTCGTCCACGTCGTAGGAGAAGTTCGCCGTGGACATCGCCCACTGCTGCTTCGCCTGCGTCAGAATGTTCTTCTGACGGACTTGGTTCGTGGAATACAAGCCGGTCATCCGGGCAGAACCCAGATTCTCAACCTGAACATCCCATGTCAGTTGAACGCCGCCACGACTTTTCGGGCCTTTCTGACCCATGAAGTGCTCGGCGAACGTGTATTCCTGGTGTTCGAGCGAAATGTCGACCCAGTTTTTCTTCATGTATTCGTCAAGTGTCGCGTTGACGAAATCATCCAGCTGATCTGGATAGAGAGCAGCCATGAGTAGCTCCTTTTATCAGGTGCGGACGATCACCCAGGGCGACCATTCTCCGCATTTAGTTTCTGCCAAAGTGCATGTAGCTTCGGATTGTCATCCGGAGACCCCGTGAATTTGTCCTCTCGGGGTGCTGCCGCTTTCGATCCAACGCCACCTCGTCGTCGGGACTGACTTTTCAGCGCACGAGCTTTTGACTCCTGCACGATATTCGATGGTGTCCCAACTCCACCGAACATTCGTTCGTCCAGAACTTTCACCATAAGGGGACTCATCTGCTCGCCTGCCTGAACGCGCTTCACGACTTCGTTCTGCAGCGTCTGGGCACGCTCCATCTGAGCCTGTGTCCAGTCCTGTTCGGTTCCGTACCGTTCCGCATTTCCCAGCCCATCGATCAGCTGATTCAGTGCGCCCTGAAACTGCCTCTCTCCCTGCTGCTGAAAATGCTGCTGCATCCCGTACACCTGCTGCTCAAGCGCCTGCTGTTTGGCCTGCGACTGAGCCTGCATTGCGGTGATGAGTTCAGAAATCTCGTCGCCGTAACCCTCCTCTTTCACCTTTTCCAACGCACTCGCGACCGCTGCATCATGGTCGGTGGCTGGTTCTGGTGGAGAACCGGGTTGCTGCGCCGGTGCCTGCTGCATCTGGGGTGGTGGCGCTTGCTGCTGTGGAAACCACAGCGCCTGCGCCTTCTCCGTGACAGCCTGCTCCAACACCTCGGGTGTCACTGAATCGATAACCGAATCAGTCCACCCCAATCTCTCTTTGGCAAAACGGACATATTCATCGTCGTGCCGCACTCCATCGGTCGGATCGTTGTCAACGACCGGTGACTCGTTGCGCACCTCAGTAGTCTCTGAGGTGTCCTCTGTACCCTCTGATTCATCCCCGTGATCTTCCGCTGGTTCTTCTGACGACTGATTCATCCCCAGGCGTTCACCAGCATCGCGCACCATCTCGCGGACATCCTCTGGGGAGTCTGGAAGCGCAACCGCGCCTGCAGGCTCTGTGTCCTCTTCCGGTGCCATGACGCGTGTGTCTTCTGTCAGGTTTCGCAGACCCATAGTGTTTCCCCGCCACTGAGTTAGTTTTGTCCGCGACTCTGTATCGGGGGTTACTACTACGACTCACCGAGTATCTGTTTGATGCGCGGTGACTGACGGATCTTCGCTGCCGCTTCACGGAGTTTTCCCGCGTCCGGCGTGCTCGGTTTGGGCGGGTCAGTGTTTGGCTCCGTCCGCTTCTTACCGGTGCCGTACGGTGTCTGCTCTGCGAGGTTTCTCGCGGCCAGGAGCTTGCGCCAGTTCTCTGGGGAAGCAACATCGACGGACCCATCACCGTTCACGGTGACTCCCGACAATCCCTGCTCCTTCAACCACTGCTGGTACTCACCGGCTTGATGTGGTGGTACCCCTGCACCGAATGAGTTGTGCCCGGTGCCCCAGTACGGAGCGTGTCCACCAGGCGCCTTGCCATCCGTGAGCATCCCCTTAATCCCACCGTGAAGGCGCACACGCCGCTTCGAATGGGCCTTGAACTCTTCTTGTGACACCAATCTCCCATTGACCTCATACCTCATGGTTGCGCACCCCCCTGGTTCTGGTTCTGACCGCCATACATCAGTGCCTGCATGTTTTGCACACGCTGTGCATCGGGAGAACCTCCGTTGCTCACAGACTCACGCACGTAGTGTCGAGGACCGGTGTTCGGGTTGGCGGGTTGCTGCTGCTGACCAGGTGGAGGAGCCATAGGCGCGGTGAACTTCACCAATTCCTTCAAACGCGGGAGGTCGTTCAACTCCGAGAGCATGTCAGTGAGAGCAGCCGCGTCGATCGTGCCACCCTGCTGCTGAAGCATCGGCATCACAGGCATAATCACCTGCTGAAGTAGACCAGTCAGTGCCTGCGATCGCATCTGAGGACTCTGGTACTGCATGGAGTACGGCTCGACAGTCACGCGGTACTGTATGAAATCACCTTCACGGTCTTCCGGGGTCCAGTTCGCCGCAATCGGTTCATCGATGCCCGGAATCGTGTACTCACCACGCATCTCCGTCTGCTCATCCACCCACAGCATGAGCGCCAGATCCTCACTGAGACCCTGCGTCAGAGAGATAATCCGCTCACGCATCTTCTCCTCACGACCCGCCATCCGTGCGTGGATCAACTGCTCCTGACTGGCTGTTTTCGCTGACGGACCCCGACCAGACATTGCGTCGGGATTTCCAGCGACATCGTTAAATACACCGTCGAGCAGCTGCCCGAACGCCAGATTCACCTGGCTCGGACCACCGGTCTGCATAGGTACCAGACCGTTCTCAGAACCCAGACGGATGTACTCTCCGTCCGGCGAATTCTTGTGAGTGTTCGCGTCCTCGCGGTCGCCGAGATACCCGATGACTTCCTTCTGGCGCTTCGCCTGATTTGCTTGTTTGCGGAACAGACTGTTCTGGAGGTCATGAAGGTGCATGAGGTGCATCCCCGGTGCAATTCCGGGTATGGAGTCGGGCACATCGTCAAATGACAGCATCCGATACATGCCGCCTTCCGGACCCTCATAGTCGTCAACAAACAGCATTTCGCCGTTTGACGCCATCATGCCCCAGCACCGCTCGAATGGCATGTACAGGTCTGCCACGCGAATCATCGGCTCCAGCGTCACCGGAGAACCTGACGATTCGTGCAGCTGGTCAGCTCGATCCCCGCCACCAGAGAACAGGCTGCCCTTCCACCTGCTCCACTCCGGAAGGGTCTTCAGCATCTTCTTGTCGACCCGGTCATCCTCTTCCAGAACACTCAGGGGCACATCGTACTCGTGAGCCATGAACCGGCTGGAACTCCACTTCGTGGCGGTCATGTCGAATGTGAAGTCGTCCGGACTGATCCTCTCGATCATCGGCTTGCCCGGATCCACCCAGATCGTGTTGTGCTGTCGTTTCGTGTACTGGTCCCACTCCTCGTCTTTCGAGTACAGGCCCGGCTCCTTCGGTTTGTCCGGATCCTCAATCTCCACAGGCTCACCAGGTGCCCAGTAGATCTTCATGAACCCGGCAAAGAAGAAGGCATCGAGCGTCGCCAGACGCAGCTCGTCGGCGAATTTGATCTCTTTGATCAGGTTATTTATGGCTGCGGTGTAGTGGTGCGAAAACCCCCGCAGCTCCTGATCGTGGGTGGAAATGATTACTCGGGGGTTGCTCGCGACAAGCGCCTGCATGTAAGCATTCGCCGTCTGCGCCACCAACGGCAGCATCGTCGGTCTTTTTTTCTTGTCCTCACCGATCGGCCAGGAGGATGTATACCTCTCCAGCAGTGCCCTTCGGTGCTCCCGGAAGGGGCGCAGCTCGCTGTAGCTGTGCTGCAGTGCCTTCCACAGTCGTCGGCGCGGGCCTTTTTGTTTGATGTTTACCATGTCCCCTGTATCGGGACACGGTTACTCACCACACAAAATCACCACCACCACCTGCCGAACTGCGGTCCAACTGCTGCATGCGCCATGCCATGCTACCCGGCTGAATGTCTGGCTCAGACAGCGTGGTGGTCTTCTCGGAGGCTGGTCGTTCGATACATCCGAGGTACCCCAGTGCCGCTGCAATGGCTGCGTCACCGTGCAATTTTCCCTGATCAGCGGTCGCATTCGAAGCAGCAGACCCCGCGTGAACCATCTTGCCGCCCGCACGTATCTCGTACTCCAGCAACTGCTTCAGAGTTCGTTCAGACCGCAACTTGCAGTGCCCACGAACCATGTCCGCGCACAACTTCTCCAGGATCTGCTGACCTCGATCGTTGTTGTGGTAACCGCGTGTTTTCCTGTGCTTTTTGTATCCCAGAGTCTGGTAGGTCTGCTGGTACACGTTCCAGTACCCAACCTCGCCCAGCTCATCCATGAACGTCAGATTGATACTGCCGTTGTTCTCCGGAACCATAAACGCATCGTGAAACCATTTCGCCACCGCGACAGCAACACGGCACCATTCGGCAGGTGGAGTGCTGCGCGACGTGTATTCCAGGACCTGCTCACGAGTCGCCCGATTCCAGACTGAGATCGCCGACTCACTGCTGTATTGGCCCGCCCGACCCATCGAAGTGTCGATCCCAATCGCATACTGCCCGTGCGGTGGTCGACCTTGAACGTCCAGGGGGCACCAGAGAAGTGCAGGACCGAGGTTCTGACCAGTGAATTGCACCGTCACATCGATGGGATCAACAAGCAACTCACCCACTTCCAGTGGTCGTTTCACCAAGCTATCACGCACGTACGCTATTGTCTCCGACGACACCAGCCTCTGCGTACTGCCAACAAAATCAATATCCAGTTCCTGCGCAATCTCAATTGGATTGTGGTTCGCGCGCTCACATTGTTTGTCATACCACGGAGACTGTGGTCTCCGATTCGCTCGGAAAGTGAGGGTGTCGAAATCATAGTCATCCCTCCAGTTGTAAGTCTCCGGGTCCAGCGGGATTTTCTCTCCGCTCGGCGAGAGCATGTACAATCCGATCTGCTTATCTGGGTGCTCCGACCAGTGCATGAACACCTTTTTGCAGTGCGGATTACGAACCTGCTCATAAAATGCCTGGCCTGCTCCCTGCCTGCCGTTCGGCGTGCTGTTGAAAATACGGCAGTCGGACACGTCGCGGGTCGCCGTACGGATCGCACTCGCGTTCTCCATCTTCGACGCTTCGTCCAGAAGAATTGCTGTTCGCCTGTCACCCGTACCCATGTGCTGCACCGTGGCCTCGCCGTCGAACGCGCTGTCTGTAACCGTGTTCTTCGCGTGCTTTTTTACCCTGTTGCTCTGAGGCTTCAGGAACCCCGGCAGGTGCCTCCACCAGAAATCCAGCTTCCGGAACAAAGCCTTCTCACTTTTCCCATCAACAAGCTCCTCTTTCTCAGAGGTCAACAGGAACTGCTGCATGATCTCGAAGTGCCAGGCGTGCTCCAGCACCAGCAGACAGCACCAACTTGCACCCATGTCTCGCGACTTTGGAACCGCAAGGTCACACACACCGAGGCTTTCCTGAATCTCCAGAATGGCTTTGTCCTGATATCCATAGGTGATCATCGGACGCAGTGGAGGTTTCAGGCGAGGGTTCAAAGTCCATCCACAGACGTTGATGTAGAAGAGGATGTCGCGACTGCAGATCAGCGCGAATTCCTGCCGGGCCTGCCGGTCGCTGTAGCACAGTTCGAGCACCGTCCGTCGAAATTCCAGATTCAACACCGGGTCTTTCGGCACGAGTGACCGGTAGTATTCGTCGGTCGGACCCAGTGGGAGATGCCCGTTTTTAATCACTCGACGCCTCCTGCAGTATAGCGTCTGTCACGGAATATCCCGCTCGCTGCATCCGCGCCAGAATCAACTTCGGGTGTGTTCGGATAAGGTCGTCGATCTGCCGCTCTGCCTTTGGACGCATTACTGCCTGTAGTTTGGACACCAGCGCCATGTCACGGCGCTGGTCTTCCAGAATAGTGGCATCGTGATCATCAGCAGCAACGATCTTGTCCCCCACTTTCATCAGCAAATCAGTCAGCTCCTTAACCTTTCCGGTTTCCCCCATTTCGAGATACGCACGGGATGCACCATTTGGGGCTTTCTTGACTGCCTCCGATTTCCCGAGATTGTCCAGCGCCCAGCGGATGTCGAGCTGTGTCTGACGGAGGTGCTCTGCCGGGCTACGATATTCCGTAGCTGTGACGGTCTCCACTTCCACAGGCTGTGGATCGTCGTCATCCAGCACAGACAAACCGCCGACATTGTCTTCGCTGCCTACCGGAAACTCATCCTGTATCTGTCCGTACGCCTCCGCCAGACCATGCGTGGTAATCAGTGACAGATATCGCTCCAGCACTGCCTCTTTTTCCGGAGAGTCACACAGCCATGTGATCCACTCTGTTCGTGTCTTCTTATACGCCATCCCCCACCACCTCCTCGGCTCTCCCTTGAATCCAGTCTGGCAATACCCCGGAGTTGAGTTTGTTCTCCAACCACCCCAGCACCCGCTGACCGAACACACGCGATGCTCTCTCTTCATCGAACTCGCCGGTCTGCTGCTTCCACCAGATAGCCAATATCCTACCGTCACGGTCGTTGTCAGTTTTCCACTTGTGCGGGATCGTGTGGCACGCAATGTAGTTTGACGGGTGCTCAACGTCTTCCTCAGTTCCGCGCCGCCCGAAAATGTGGTCGATCTCAGTCGACTGAGGTCTCGTCTGGTACCTCCAGCTTCCAGACATACCTGCGTACGCGAAGAAGTCGATGTCTCCCGCAGCTGCGAGCGTGTACTCACACTCCGGGTGTTGGGCCAGGTATGCCGCACGGCGCTTCCGGGCTGCCGCTGATTGGCGCTTCATACTCTCACCCGTTTCCCCTTCCGCTGCGATTTACCAGTCACCTCAACCACTGTTCCACTCGCCAGCCTGTCGGCGATCCTGCGATCAAACAGGTCCGACAACTCCTGCAGACCCAGATTGCTCGTCACGATCGTTGGTCGTGATGCACGGCGATCTATCAGCTCGAACACAATGTCGAACGCCGTCTCCGTCACCTGCCGAGTCCCGAAATCATCGATACACCACAGCTCGCGATCACTCTCCGCAAACGTCCACAACGCACGCTCTGTGCGATCGATCGACTTCCCCTGCACCAGCATCGCCACGCTGCCATGTCGCCGACAGGTGTTGATGTCGCGTACGAACTGCTCCAGCCTGTACCAGCGAGCCACCGGATATTCCCAATCGCGATAGACACACGCAGATGCGCAACTTTTGCCAGTACCGGGAGGACCATGCAACAGAATCGGCCACTCCTGATTGGAGATTGCCTGCTTCAACACCTTCTTCAGTGCCGGACGCACCTCACCCCAGTCAGCCATGCTGACGTGACCAGGCACATCACGCTCAGGTGAAATCGACGGATTCGGTAAACTCGAACCCCCCTTGAGACTTAACCCTTGCAGGACTGTCTGTAGATCGTCCGGTTCCTTTTCCGGATTCATTTTCATTCCTCTTCACCCAGGTAACGATCGCCGATTTCCAACACCGCATCTGGCTTCTCCCGCCGACTCTCCACCCATTCGCAGTGTAGTGCGACACGAATGCCAGCGCGTCAATTCTATGCCCCTTCTCTTCACAGTACGCTTTGACCTGACCGATCGTCGGCGGCACGAACTTCTTCTTCGCCGTACTCTTCTTCTCCCGCCCTTCCTCACGCGCTGCGACCATTGCATCGGCGTGTCGAAACGCTGCCGTGTGAACTCCATCACGCTCACCGCTCGCCAGCAAACCCGCCAGCGCCGCCGCAGCATAGTGGTCTCGCAGACTGTTCATTTGTAAACTCCTGCCCAGTAATGTGTGCCTGACCTCGACACTGCGTGCCCGAATCCACACTGCTTTCTGCGTGTCAGTAGCCAAGCCAGATGCGGAGGCGAGTACACCCAGCTGCGTACAGCCCCATCTGCGGTGCGGTAACCGCGTGTTATTATCTGGTCATGGGCGCCGTGCTCGTACCATTCAAACCGCGCCATCTGCTCCGCATGTCTCTGCGCCAGAATACAGGACCGCTCATCCAGCACCTGCCGTGCCAGTCCGTAATGTGCTCTCCACTGTTGCGCCGCCTCGTACGCAGCCAGCGTCGAGGGATCATTCTGCGCCCAGGGGAAACCCGGACACAGCAGAACCAGAAACAACTTAGAGGTGAGCACGGTGTTTCTCCGGATCTTCACGTCTTCTATTTCTCATACACAGCTGGCAGTTAGGTGGTGGTATACGGTCGTGTGAAACCGTCTTTAACCCGCAGTGCAGACACATCATACGCGCAATGCGTTTACAGGTGGGTTTCCATTTTCCTACCTGTATCACAACACGACACCCAAACTGATCGCCGACCTGCACTTTTCGAACACTCCGTGTCATCTACTCAACACCCACGGTCTCCAACACGACGGATCCGCCCTTTCGAACATAGCGAGACACTGTGCGCATCGATACCGGCGCGCGTCGAACTTGTTCGCTCGCGGTGATCCACACGACGGACATCGCAGCGTCTCCACTGACCGACCACGGTGGCTCGCTCGTGTCCTCGCAGCCTCTACTGGCATTCCACATCCAGAACATAGACCGTTCCAGAATCGAGTGCGTTTCTGGCAGAAACCACAGTCATCCTTCATTACCTATCCCCCTGACACTACTTGCGTTCACACCGTTCAGTGAATTGTCGCTGCAAGCCTACCCGCTCGTCCTCACTCCACGGTTCGACTTCCAGCTCACTCATAATCTGATCCAGCGCATCACGATCCGGTGCTTCGGAAATCAGACCCATCGCAAACTCGTACGCGCTGAGTTCTTCAGGCGGATCTTCCTTCGGTTTCTCTTTCTTTGGACTGCGTTTCTTCGCCGGTTCCAATGCGGCACCGCGTGTCACCTTCGGGCCATGTTGCGGCTGGAACGTCCCCATGTAATCACGAGCGCCTTTTGGAATCGGCGTTCCATGAGGGGGAACGATCCGCACACATGGAACATCCAGCTCGCCGAAACAGTCAAGGAATCGACACTGCAGTTGTACCGTCTTACCGATCCAGAGCGTTTCGTCCGTGCCGAATAGCGACACCAGGATCCGATAGTTGGTTTTTCCCAGCACCAACTTCTTTTTCGCCTTCGCGAACTCAATGACCGCCTCTTCGATTACCTTTTTCCTTGAATCACGTATTGTCCCCGGATCAGCCACGGACACGATCTTCAGAGCAAACGCGTCCTTCGCCATCAGATCCGCGCCCTCCAGAAACTGACCTTCGTACCGGTCCCGCATTGCTTTACTGCTCATTGTTTTCCTCCATGTCATTCCAGACCACCATGTCCGGGCGGTCTTCCCCGTCCCAACCAACCTGCTCCAGCTCGCTGTCGCTGTAAGCCTCATGGAGCCACTCGCGACCAGTTATTGATTTCAGCCCACCACCATCAAAGTCCACACTCTCCGGGTAACAGTCAGGCCACTGTCCCGACTCTCGACATTTCCTGAATCGCTGCAGCCACCGCACACAGTCCGCGCGACCGATTGCGAGTAGACGACTGTTGATTCTGCGAGCATTGATCCCGTACGGAGTTTTTTTCTCAACGAACACGATCCGGCACTCCGGGAGTTCGCCCGTGACTGCCTCAACCAACAGCTGGTAGAACCCAAGCTGCTGGTGATACCCATACCGCTCGACAGCCTTCTCCATCTCGTCGGCAGTGGTGGTCAGAGGACCGCACGTTTTCAAATCGGTAATCACTGTCAGGTCTTCTGACAGCATGTCGATCCGACCCTTGCAACTGACTCCCCGAATCTCTGCCTGGATCACGACCTCTTTTTTACCGCCAACCAAATGGTGCGCTGCCGGGTGTATTTCGAACTTCTCCCGAATCATTTGAATCTGCTGGTAGGTCTCGTGCTTCATCACATTTTCCGGCTCGGGATACCCGTCACCGTGCGTGCCACACAGCCACCGCGAACCGTCATGAAAGCGACCAGTCTTCGAGCACTGATCGCCGTCCTTCTTTGTCGCCTCACATTGCCCAGCAACACGATAGTGCCGGTCAAACTTGTCCGGTTCAAGCAGCGCTGTGTGGCAATCGCGACCAAACTGCAGGGCCGGACTGTCAACCCGCAGCGATCCTTGCAGGTACGACAACATCGCTCTGGGGTTCACGTCTATCTTTTTCAGAGCGCTCTGGTTGACCGGACGTGCCTCGGGCGACAGGTCCGACCCCAAGTCACAGTATTCCAGCCACGGCATCCCCTCGGTTATTTCATTCAACATTAAACCTCTCCCACTTCCGTCAGTCGCAACGGACAACATTCCGGATCCACCTGCACCACACCCAGTGAAGGGTACACTTCGACACTCTCCAGTGGCGCTGAGTACCAGGCACTGTTCCGCAGGCAGTACCACACAACATACTCGATGCCTTCTACGACTGTGTCGCAGACCACAACCGGAGTCTGGCGCTCCAGTTCGGCAACGCGTACTTTTAGATTACGTGTGCCCCACTCCTCCGAGTCATGAACAAGAACCACTCCATAATAATACTCATCATCAAAACGCTCGCACAGATCTTCGATCCGATCCTCGACTCGACGTTGGAGACACCGCAAATTGGCATAGTCGTGAAGCACTTCCGCCGCCGAGTCTGCTGTAACTACAGTCATTTACCAGCCTCCCGTTTCACTATTTCAATTTCACCTCGCCGAATGTTCACATTCTTTGGTGCGTCAACACCTATGCGAACCGCCTGATCTTTCACACGCACAACCAGAATTGTTATTTCCCCGTCCTGTGTGTGCAGGATTATTGACTCGCCAACCTCACGACCGAGTACCAGCATATCTATCCATCCTGTGTTAGATTGTCGTGACTCTTGAATTCCGGCTGTGGACTCCCGTGCCCAAAACCCATCGAGGGAAGCACCTCGCGTGACTCAAACGAACCTCTGTATCCAGTAATCACCTGTACACCACACCACGGGCATTCGTAACGGTCTCCGCAGTAATACCTGACCGGCACTCCGTTGTGCTCCTCGTCGTGGATATAAACTCCGTTGCGCTCGCACCGCATAGCGTTTTTGCAACTACAACAAACTGGCACACTCATACTAAACCCCTCCCTGAAAAAGATGACCGCCCAGGCATCATGCCTGCGTGGAGTCAATCCGTGACTCGGCGGTGTGTTCCGGGTAGTCCTCTTCGCTGGAATACCGCTGTGGGTGTTTGTCTTTTCCGTATTGCAGTTGCTCGCTCGCGTGAGTCTCTATTCGGCGGCAGCAGCGCGTGGTCGACCATACAGCGCTGTCGAGATCGGCGAGCAGGCTCACCTCGCCTGGGCACGCGTCACGAGTCTTCAGCTCGTCGCAGAGCTGGTTGTAGACATCCTGCATACTGGCAGCATTTCTGCGGAGCATCTCGTATGCACTTTGGTCACAGAACGATTCACGCGGGTGCGTCATTCTTCGGTACCCCTGTACCATACCCTTGGGCTTGCCACAATTCGCGATTCGGCATAGCCTGTGAGTACGGGGAAGATTTTGTCGAGTAATCTCGCCTCGTGGTTTCGGTTTCGCCCACTCGGATTTCCATACATCCGGGTGGGTTTTCTTTTGCTTACCAAGTGGATTTGGCGTCGTAGTTTGAAGTCGCCCACATGCCAATATGAACGGCATCTGCTTCATTGTCGTCGATCGGGTCACGACCAAGCACTTCCTTCGCTGCCTCAATCATGTCCGCTTTACTCGCTGTGCCGGACCCTGTGACCCACTTCTTGAGGCTTGACGTATGCACGGATGCGTACTCCAGGCCGTTTTCGGTGGCAATCTCTTGGACTCGACCAGTGAGGTTCACACCGATTTCAGTCGCGGCACCACCCCTGTGGTGAGATTGTTCGTAGACAACAACGTCTGGCGGAAACGCTTCGACCAGTTCAGTAAGCCACTTTCGGAATTTCAGAAAGAGCATCCCCGTCGACTCACCTCGTCGGCGTGTGAAATCCTGCACACCGCTTTCCACGACTCGACCCCCGTCGATCGTCGCCCACCCCGTCTTCGTCGCTGTGTCGATCGCGATTATTCTCATACCCCCTCCTTGAGTGATGGATGCGCAACCTTCCCTCGGGCCTCTCCCTCCTGCTGCCTCACCACCCTGGATATCCAGTGACGGAGCCGAACAGTATGGTCGATTAGCGTTATCAAAAACGCTGCCACGGCGATTATCGTCTCCACTTTCCACACGGATCCCGTAGGAATCACACCCAGACCTGCCTCGGAACTGCCCCGCTCGCAGGCGTGAAACTCACCTCACTCGCCTCACCGCACTCTGAACACCGCTGTGAGGAACGGCGTTCCGGCTTATCTCCCAGGCTCACTGGGAGAGCACTTATGAGAGCACGGATTTTCAGTTTGTAAAGCGAAAAAAAATAAGATCTTCCAAGAACGATAAAAACCGCAGTGGTCGGGTCGGCATCGACCACGTCATCCGTAGAGTTCCTGGGCGTCCAGCGGGTTCCAGGGAGCGGCGTTCGGAGGCTTCTCTTCGACGACAGGCGGATCAACCGAGAGTTCCCTCTTACCGGCCAAAGTCAACCCAAAGTACCACGGGCTTTCCCGAACCTCGTAGAACGCGCGCCCGGACCCGAGGATCACCCGGCTCGGGGCAACACCAGCGTCCGTCTCGATAGGCAGCAGACGCACGTCCCGGATCAGACCAGCAGAAATCAGCCGCCGCAGATCCTTGTAGTTCAGGTGTTGATACACCTCTTCCCTCAGCTGCCGGAACGAGATCACGCCATTCGCTACGGGCTGGAACTCCCTGGAATCCCGGACTGGAGCCAGCCCGTAGCTCAGGCGAAGAAGGACAGCCCTCTCTGTATCGTTCAGTTGCACTTGGTAGCCTCCCAGACTCTCCACCCGCACGCGTCCGCGCGTGCGATCAGACCCTCTGCGACCGTGTCGATCGCATCCACCACCACCACTGGTACGTCGGGTAGCGATTGGAATCCCGCAAAAATCATCTCGCTGTACAGCTCGGGAGTGTCGCGGATCGTGCTGTAGAAACCAGACAGGTCGACGCTCGTAACCGCCTCGGCCCATCTGTAATCGAGCAGACAGTCTTCCGACACACCCCGCGCCAGTTTCGAAGACCGCAGCACGAACTGATCCCACTCAAACGTCGGGACTTTCAGGTCGCGGCACAACTGCGTCTTCCCAGCGAAACTCTCACCAGACACCACCACCAGCGTCCTGATAATCTTGTGGCAGTGGTACACGTACCTCTCGATCGGGTCACCTTTCTGCTTGACTGACTTGCCACGGTTACGCAGTGTGAACCCCGTCTGACTCAGCATACGAGACAGCTCCCCGACCGACATCATCGGCACGGTCGAACCGTCATCACGCGTCACATCCTGAGCGAACAGGCCAGGTTCCCGGATCGCACCACACTCCAGCACAAGCATCCCGTCTTCTGATAGGGACTCCCAACAGGCAGACAGGACATCCTGCACACCTGCCGGGTAGTGTGCGTAATGCAGCGCCGACAGGAACAGGACCAAATCGAACTTATGCTCGTCCGGAAAGGGCCAGCCCCAGTCCTCGCACACGAACTCGGCACCTGGATACCTCGCGCGTGCCAACGTGATCATCTCCGGATCCTTGTCGATCCCGACCACGGTCTCCGCACCAGTTTGCAGGCACTTCCCCGCGAAATACCCCGCATTGCACCCGATATCGAGTACGCGTGCCCCCTTCATCTCGAACCGGTCGAGACGCAGAGCCTGCCACTTCCCCGCCGAATTCGAATCCCCCGACTCATCTTTCCACTGCTGGTACATCGCCACCTCCCTCGATGTATTTCTCGATGTCCCGCAGCGGTATACGCACCGCCGAACCAATTTTCACGCGACGCAGCTTACCTGTCTCCACCAATTTCCTGACCGTCCGAGTGCAGACACTCAACATCTCCGTCGCATCCCTGTAAGTCACCAGTCTGTTGGACTCCATTGCACTCCCCCGATTACGTGAATGTACAGGGGTGTGAGACTCTTCGCCTCGCCGCACCACTGACACATGAGTGTGTATCGGGGGGAACTCGAAGTGCGAGCTACCGGTAACCGCAGCGGTAACCAAAACCACCCAGAACCTTTGGAAAACACCGCATCCCACCCGAAGTGCGGTAACTGACCGGTAACTCCGTTTTTTGGTCTATGGGTGGCGAGTGTGGTCAGCCATAAATCGTTCCAGCTCGGCAACAGGGATCCGAACAGATCGACCAATCTGGACCGCAGTCAATCGCCCATCCTTCACCAGTTGCCAGACAACACGGGAGCACACTCCCAGCATTTCCCCAGCTTCGTCGTACGTCACCATCAGTGGATTCATTTTCCGCTTCGACATACTCACATCCTCCTGTCCATACTGAGGCAGCTCTCAATCGGCTGCGTTGGAACGGACAATGATGTAAGCCCATTGAGTTAGATGTTCGAATCCGAAGTTCTAAAGAACTCGCGGTGCGAAACCGCACGATCTGCAATGCCACAGTACGTTTTTGAATTCGCACGCATTTCAATATCCAGGAGCCACCTGGATATTCCGGCCTGGATATGCCACCAGTCAGCTCTCCCCGGACGTATTTCCCGCGCCCGAAGGCGCCCGAAGGCGCCCAAGGCGCCCCGTACCCGTGTGTGGGCATCTTGGGCGCCTTCGGAGACTCAGTACCCGTACGTCTCCACCACACACAGGTGACTGTCGGCACAACCATCGAATCCCAGAGGACTCGGTGTCTCTCGCTCGGTACCCGTCAGAGGTTGGGGCACAGCCCCCGGAAGGACACCCGGAGCGTGCTTCATGAACTCACCCTGCGTATCCGTGTCCACATGACTCAAATACGTGTTCGTCGTACTCAAATTGCTGTGACCCAACTGCTTCTGAATCACACTCATCGGAACACGACGCTGATCCATACGGTGAGCATGGGTGTGCCGGAAACAGTGCGGATGCACCCGCTTCGTGATACCAGCCCGCTTCGTCAGCTTCGAAAGCCACATATGCAGCGTCCGACCGTTCGGTGCCTCTTTCCGCTCCCACTCCTCAGACGGACCACCAACCGGACAACGCGGAAACAACGCGTTCCCACCATCCTCTCCGTCCCGAAGATAAATCCACGCACTCAACGCGTCATGCGTCTCACGGTCAAAACACACCACACGAGACTTACCACCCTTCCCCTGACGAACCACAATCCGCCACTCAGCCAGATTCACGTCGTCCAACGTCAGATTCAACAACTCACTCACGCGAACACCAGTCCCCCACAGCACGAACAACAACGCGCGCCCACGCAACAACAACCACTGCCAGCGCCTGTCCGGACCCAACCTCCCACGACTCACCTGCTTCGTGTAACTCAAATTCTCATACAACGCACGGAAATCATCACTACTCAATATCTCCACAGGCAGTTTTCGACTCTCCATCATTCCCTCCTCAAGTCTTCCAGAATCGAGGTCAGATGATCGTGCAACTCGACGCACGATTCCCCCAGATCTTCCAAAGCCACACCGTCAGCAACACTGTCCGCCGCAAAACCAATACCCTCAATGAAAACCTTCGCCATCAACGCTCGGAGCAAAGACACCGACTCCACAAGCGACTCCGTGGATTCTGCACCCAGACTCTCAGGATCCCGCGACGCCAACTCACTAAATGGACACTCCTCGAACACCGTCTCAAATCTCGTACTCACACTGATCATCTCTCACTCCTTTACGAATCTAAACACATTCACCAGTGAAACCCCGTCATATCCCGCATTCGCGAAAGATATGAACAGCCGATTCCGACATTCCGACAGCCGATTCCGACAATTCCGACTTGTCGGCAATCACCCCTCAGCACGCACCGCAAGTATCTGCGCACGCAAACGCGCACGCTCCTCGTCACTCAACTGACGCTTACGACGGAACTTCAACACCGCATCCACATCACCAAATAAACCTACGTCAAACTCCAACGTCTTCTCCCGGTCACCGTCCTGAACCAACTCGACACCCTCTATCGCCAGTAACCGCGACACAGTCGGACCACGATAATCAACGTCCACACGCAAACGACCACCACCACCAGGATACAACTCCACAAACCGACCGTTCCTACTACCCGTCCTCAGACACATCATCCACGGATCACGACGACCCGTATCACGACCAGGACCACTCACTGGAACACTCGCATCAAAAAACAAACGGTAACGATCACCAAACTCCTCACGCAGATTGACACACTCCATTGGTACAGCTCCTTCAAATCGACCTAAAAACGACGCAAATCCAAAAGACGACTCCTACCTCGGGTTGGGGGGCGAACGGGCCTCCTGACTCGAAACGGTTCACGTAACAGCGGGATGAACGGGGTGTGGCTAATTGTGGGGGAACCGGGCCGGGAGGCCCGGGGGGGTCGGGTTCAGACTTCTCATGTAAATAAAAGGCAAAGCCATCGCGATTCGCGTGACCTCCACATTCTTACAGCACCAGTCCCGGCCTGTATCGTGAAATCCCCTGCAATGGCAAGGGAATCGGCGTTCGTGCGGGTCCGGCGTCTGTCCGGTCATCCCGTGAGCCTGCATCGCTGACTGGACCACGGCCCGGAGCAATCCGCCGGGCCAGCTGCGTGACGCGACTGGTCCGGCTGGACACGCCGGCAGATCGATCGACCCTGTGTCCTGTATCGTGAGAGATGCAGAGAGCCTGCAGGCGCTCCGTTGGTGGCGTAGGCTGTCCGGGTAGCTGTCCGGCTCTACCGTCACCTGTGGCGCCCCTGTCGGCCTCCCTGTCAGCGCATGAAAAAACGTCCGGCACCACTGCGGCACCGGACGCTGTCTCACATGCTGGCAGTCAATCAGTCTGCGTTAGCCTTCACGACTGCGTCCAGCGTGTTCTGAAGACTGCCGTCCGCAATCGTGTCGAGCAGTGTCTGACAGATCGCCGGACCACACCACGTCTCTTTGCCTTCGCCGACCGCTCCGCGGAGCGTTTTCCGAATTGCCAGCATAGCGGGGTAATCCCCTGAAGCAGGCTTGATGTAGACGCCTGGCAGAGTCTCGACCTGTGGCGATTCTGTCCAGTCCTCTGCTTCGTCCGCCAAGTCCTCAAGCAGATCGAAGTCGTCCGTCTGTCGTCGTGCTGCCCGGTCAATCATCCTGGCAGATTTCTTGACATATGGCGGGCTGTCCGCCTGCAGAATTCCAATGGTCTGGATCATCTCTGCTGCGTCGTCGTCGTCGCCGAATTCCGCAATCATCCTCGTCACAAACGCAGTCAGTTTCTGACTGGCGGTCTGTTTCCGGCTGCTGGATTTACGTGCCGTTTTACGTGCTGTTTTGCGTGTCGTTTTCATGTCTTCTGTCCTTCAATGTCGAGAAAAGAAAAGTGGTGGTTCCTGTCGCGTTTCACTCAGCAGTACTCTGCGTATTTGTCCGGCGTTGTCGGGTTTCTGTGCAGCAGACCATTCGCCAGGACTGGTACCGGTTTCCCGTCTGACCCCCGGTGGATATCCCGGATCCTGATGCGCTTCAGTTCGCCGTATGTGGTCACGGCTTCGGCGGTGCGCTCTTCCTTTGCACGTCGACGATGCTCTTGCATTAGCCACAAATTCCAGCAGCGGACAAACCTGTGCCGATCGTCCGGAATTGAAGCAGACCGCTGATGATCGAGCATCAGCAGATCTTGAACCGCATCGTCTACCGAATCCGGTCTTTCCCGCAAATAGCCCGCAGCCTTGCAACGGTACATCGTCTCGCGGCGTTTGAGCCTCCCCGCAGCCAACCGCCGCAGAACTTCGTTTTCTCTCATCACGTCGGTGCCTCCTTCAGAACAACAAACCACAGCCGACCAACGCAGCCGACCGGACAACATCAGACCATCGGTCCCTGCTTTGTAAAGAGAAAAACAAGTACAGACACTGTTCCTGTATTTAATGCCTGCGTGTAAACCGTAGGGACCGATGGGTTTACGGTGATTCCAGGCCGGATTTCCGGCCATACTTACAGACACCAGGGGAACACTGCTCGGACCCAGCACTTTGAGCGTGACGAGAGCGGAGTCGTTCCGTCTTGAGAACGAAAGACTGCGGCAGTATCGGCATTACGGAGAAAGGGAAACGCGCGCGACTTTCAGCCCGGTGAACGTGAGGCGGGCAGACACTTCTAGTTCTTCTCTTTGAACAGCAGGGACCGATGGGTATTTGGCGACGGGTCGATGGTCGATCCGCTGCTTCCCCAACTACTCACAGGAGCAATCTCATGGACAAACTCATTGAAAACCTTAAAGACCTTCGGGACACCGAGGGCAAGCAGGCCGTCACGGACAAAATCACCGACTGGCTCTCTGCACTGGAGGAGATTTGTGAAGCGACCAATGGCGGTCCAGGGTGGTCGCAAAGAAACATGACCCATGTGGTGTGCTGCCAGCTTAGGGTCCAAATCTACGGAGCATTCAGGGCGGTCATCGTGCCGGAAGAATCTGCTGTGTAAACAGAAGGGCCGGATGGATGGTTGTTGCGGGTCGATGGTCGATCCGAGCGGTTTATGGCGAGATGGAGGTACCACATGAGAGAAGCAGTTGTAGAGCGTGACGGCATCCGAGTGTCGCTGGCAGGCAGACAGTTCCATGCCAGTGACCTGAGTGACGACCGACTGGGAGAGTGCGGGGAGTTCCCTTCCCGGATCGAGGCGATCAGAGGGTTCGAGAAGTTCTGCAGGCAGCCGACCGCAGTAATTCGCACCAAATGGTTGCGAACAGCGATCAACTGCACAGCAGACTGCCTGCACATGACGGCAGACTTCTCTGCCGAACAGATGGCAGCGTTCCGGGCCGATCTGAGTGATTTCCGACAGCAACTGGCAGGAGCCACCACATGATTTATGACTTTGACGTGGAAAGTGTGATAAGTGTCGAGGCTGCTCCCGGCACGGACCCCGACACACTGATCCCGGAAGCAGAAAAAAAGCTTGTCGAAAGAGTCAAAGCGGGAGACATCAGTCTCCGGTTTGAGACTGTTTTCGATGCCCAGACAGGCGAGTACGACCACGATTGGCAAAAGAAAGGGACCATATGAGGAAAGAACTGTACGCACTGCTTCGAAAAACGACGGGATCGGGAGCCAGCGACTGCTGGCGCTGGGCATTAAGCCTCGGAGAAGCGGTCTCCGGGCTGGAAGCAGGCCAGGACCATGATCCGGGTCACTGTGGACCGTTTGTCGTCTGTGGTCCGACCAGTGGAGGCTGGCTGGGAGCGAACAGACTGGAGTTCCTGTTCTCTTATGGGCCACTGAGTGTGGCTTGGTAGTCCTGTAAAAAGCAGGGAGTGGTGTTCGAGGATCGTTTCTCAGAGGAGAGAACATGAAATTGGAAGATGCGATAGAGATGGTACTGCAACTGGCAGGCGGCAACACGCTCGACGAGAGCATCGTCGCCAACGACCCAGATTTACTGGACGAAAAGAAGCGGCAGGAAACCGCAATAGCAACCGTGCATGATTTTTTCGTGAATAACGTATTTGACTGAGTGAAGAGGCAGTCTCTGTAAAAAGCAGGGCCGGATGGGTGGTTGGTAGCCGGGTCGGTGGTCGATCCGGCTCTTTTTGTTTCTTGGAGGTACCACATGAACGCAACAGCCGCAGGAATCAACGGGATGCGGACCACATTGGCCCGCTGTCTGGTCGAACGGGACGAGCAGGTCGAAATGCTGCTGCTCGGTCTCATCAGTGAGCAAAACGTCTGCCTGGTCGGGCCTCCCGGCGTTGGCAAGTCATATCTGTGTGACTCGTTCGCACAGACAATCGACGACTGTGAACACTTCGGCACACTCATGCACAAGTTCCTGCCGCCTGATGAACTGGTCGGACAAATGAGCGTGACCGAGTTCAAGAAGGACAACTACGTTCGGAAGATCGAGGGGTTCGCTCCGACAGCAGACCTGATCTTCCTGGATGAAATCTGGAAAGCGTCACCCGCTCTCCTCAACACGTTGCTGAAGTTGCTGAACGAGCGGACGTTCCGCAATGGCACTGATGTTGTTGAGTGCCGTATGCGTTCGTGTTTCGCCGCCAGCAATGAATGGCCGGTCGGAGAGGGGTACGAAACGACCGCTGCCCTGTACGACAGGTTCCTGATTCGTGGGGTTGTTCGCCCGGTGTCTGACGCTAATCGGCGTCGGCTAATGCTGGGTACGCAGCCTGACATTCAGCCGATCACGACAATGGACGAGATCGACGACGCGATCATTGCTGCGTCTGAGCTGGATGTGTCGGAACCGGCGTGGAAAGCGGTCGTGGAAATCCTCGACCTGCTGAAGAAGGAAGGAATCGAGATCGGTGACCGCAGGCTGCGTGCCTCAATGGATGTGGTGCGTGCCGCAGCATATCTGGACGACGCCGACGAGGTGGAACCACACCACCTTGAGTGTCTCAAGTATGTCTACTGGACCGATCCGGTGGAGCATCCTGCCGTTGTGCAGGCAATCGTGGAAAAGATCGCCAATCCAGTGGGGTCGGAGATCAACACCATCCTTGCCGAAGTCCAAGAAGCGATGGATGGTTGTGACGAGTCCGGGAACGACCTGGATGTTTCGGCACAGCGGTTGAGCGTACTGAGAAAGCTCAAATCCTGCCGGGAGCGAGTCAAAGCACTGCCCGGTGCGAATGGTCGTGGCACACAGGCTGCGACCTACATCCAGGAACGGATGGAGGAAGTCCGGGAGCTGTGCGGACTGTGAGTATGGCCGCCGGGGTCGCCTGGGTTCGGTGGTGCCTCCCTGGGCGACCCCTTTTCTTTCAACCACGAGGATATTCAATGAACCAAAGACATCCCGAGATCGGCGAGGTGGTGTGCGACATGCACTATGGGTTACCGGATACGGTGACGCTGCATGATGTGGAATACGAGACCGGGGATCTGGTGGTCGTGGAGTGTGCCGGGAGCATGGTGATTGAAGCTCTCCTGTTATCGGTCGGCATCGACCGTGTTTATACAAACAAGATGGCAGTGGTGGTCGGTGAATCTCGCACCGGTTTTGGTGGCGATCTGGTCGTAGCGTACTGCTATGACGATCGCCGGTTCGGAATGTTCAAACTCCGGAGGCATCAAGATGGATGACTATTTGGACTTCATCCCCGATGGGATGGCAGACGTAGCGGAAGAAGCATTAGAGAAGGTAGGAAAAACCATAACAGCCCAGCCGGATGAAGGGATGCTGGAGTTATCTACGGCAGAGATGATGGCGCTCTGCTCGATGGCGGCGTTGTCGTTGGCGTTGTACAGAGAGCATGTCAAAACAAAGCGGCGTGCCGCTGCAGAAATGAACTGAGGAGGACAAATGAGCTGCCCACAGTGTGAAAACGAACAGGATGATGACATCTCTGGGGAGGTGTCCAATTGGTGGTGGAACCTGAACATCTTCGAGATTTATGACCGGATCAGAAACCGGTCGAAACACGAGCAGGTCGCACTGCTTGTGTTGGCTTACGACACAGCGTCCGACGGTGACACGAAGCTGGAGATCAGCGCCCTGTACTACCACCTGATCGGCAACGACATAAGCGACAGATCTTACGAGGAGGACCGCTGATGTTCACGCCACAGCGCAAGGAATGCTGCTCGCAATGCCCGTACTCTCGGTCCACAGACAAGGAATACCTGGACACACGGGGCGACAACAGCGAGCGGTTTGTGGGACAGGGGATGATCAATGCGATTCTACCCTGCCACATGGAGTCTCCGGACAACAATGCCACTGTCGGGGAGGGACAACAGTGTGCTGGGGCTGCGAAATATCGTGCCAACTGTGGTCACGAAGACCTGCATCCCCGCATTGGAAAGCTGGAACCGGATCACGAAAGGGTGTTCAGCAGTCCCGCCGAACTGATAGCACATCACAAAGGGATCTCTGTGGACGAAGCGACCTGCCTGATGGAGGAAGACGGTGGTCCGTGGAAGTATGCGTTCATGGAGATACACCGGGCCGAACAGTGTGGCAAAGTCACGTTCTCTCCAAAGGAGTGTGACCAATGAAACACATCACCGCACTGCGTGACCGGCAACGGGACCAGCACAACCCCGGCGCGACAATCGGCGATTGTTTGATCCGCCAGAGCACCTGCCCGGAATACCTGGTGAGTCAGTTGACTGCTTATTTGGCAGCGGCACAGGCTGACCTGAGCGATCATCAGCGACGTTACGACATCACCGTTGCCACATTAAAGGAGTGTGACTCATGAGACTGTAAAAAGCAGGGGGCGATGGGTGGTTGGTAGGCGATCGATTGGTTCGGTCGCCTTTTTCATTGGACACGGGAGCAACACATGGAATTCGATGAACTGATGGATGCCACACCGGACCACGTTACTCCGGTGGATGGCAGCACACAGGTGGAAGAGAAGGAACTGTCGGACACGGTGCTGCATGTTGACCTGTTCAATCGGCGACACGCAGAACGCATCGACGAAGATGAGGAACACCACACTCATGCTGAATGGGCAGATGGGTTTGCGGCGTGCTTTGAACCACGTCCACAGTTGCTGCCCGCTGATGAGACCGCCGACACACTGCGTCAGCAGTGGTTCACGCAACTCATGGATACACCGGAGTTCAAATCCCTGCACGCCCAGACCGCCTGCAGTGAGGAAATGGCTGAGATCGGATGTGGTCAGTTACTAAAACATTGGAAAAAATTCGCAGCAGAACATCCCGAACCAGAAGAAGATCTGGACACTGAGAACATCCATCAAATCATCGAACGGATCAAGACCACGGGCAAAGCCGTGGCAGACGCGTTGAATGACGTGAAGGATGCTCGGGATGCGGCGGCTGCCTTTGGTACCGGTGCCGGTGGCGATGCTGGCATGTCCGGAAGAGATGTGATGGCGGCTTTCCGTCGCTTGAAGGGTGACCCACAGCTGAGGCATATCTCAGAAGTGGCTGGTCGGTATCGCCGCCTGGCGTCCAGTCTTCAGCGGTCGAAACCAGTACACGGCATGGACGACAACGTGGGAGTCACACTGGATGACGACCTGTCCCGTCTCGTTTCTTCAGAAGCGGCGTCGTTGTGTGTTCCCGAAACTGAGATGGACACACTGCGTCGGCTGATGGAGAAGGAGACGCTGTGCCGTGAGTACAAAGCGATGGAGGGGGAAGGGCGAGGCCCGATCATGGTGCTGATCGATGAGTCTGGCAGCATGGGTGGTGACCCGATCGCCCATGCCAAAGGGTTGGCGCTGGCCCTGGCGTGGCTGGCACGACATCAGAAGCGGTGGATTTCTCTGGTGGGCTGGTCGTCTATCAGCCAGGTCCGGTCGCTCGCCCTTCCCCCTGACCGGTTCGACCAGACGAAACTGATGGACTGGTGCAGTGAGTTCTACTGTGGTGGGACAACCCCACCTGTGTCACAGATGCAAAGTCTCTTCGACGAAACCAACGCACCAAAGGGTAAGACAGATGTGATCTGGATCACCGATGGTGAGACGCGCATTCTCGATGAAGAGGTCGCTTCCTTCAAGCAGTTCGCTGCTGCGAATCAGGCCAGGGTGTGGACGATCGCCATCGGAACCAGTGGAGATTCCTTCCGACCGATCAGCGATGTAGTCGCCAGCATTCCTGTACTCGGTACTGATGCTGAGGTTGTTCGGGATGTGTTGAGTATCTGATCTGTACAAAGAAGGGGCCGATGGGTGGTTGGGTGAGCGGTCGAGTGGTTCGATGATTGGCGGGAGTTGGTCGAGGTAGTCTCCACTCCGGAGTGGACAGTACGCCGAGGTAATGCAATCCAACACCGCCGATCATCGGTTTTACTTTTACTTCAATGGGAGACACGCAGTATGAACTTCAAACTCACAAGCCAGATTGGGGAGATCGTCAGTTGGGTCGCCCCGAAAAGCGTCCACTTCAGCACACTGCAGGCAGCTATGGCACGGTGCAACCTCCCGTCCTCACTGGCTCTGGACATGCGTCCATCCAATGCCTGGCGTCGTGCTGTTCATCAGCTCACGGAGAACCGGGTGATCCGGGAAACATACTCCGATGAGGATGTGATCAAATTTCAATTCACTTCCGAATACCTGGACATCAACGAGTTCAAGTACACGAAGGAATGCGACTTGGAATTGGATAAGAAATCCGGCATCGTCACCTGCACAGATTACGGCATCGAGCAGCGGGCACAGCATCTGATCAACACGGAGATGCAGAAGCGTAATGCGAATGATGTGACCCGCATTGTGCAGAAGATGTTCCGGCAGAAGAGTGACCTGATTCCGATCCGACAGCAGGGAGGCGTGTACTTTGTTCCGGAGTCTGCCAGTGATGTGACCGATCGGGTGGATGACTTTCTCCGGGAGGTCGGTGGCAGCATCCAGCGGTTCGAGATCAGCGGCGACGGCAAAAGTGGCGAGTCGGTCGCCACCAGTATCCGGGATGCCATCTACAAAATGGTGGATGAGGCTGAGGAATCCGTCACCCTGCTGGACACGATCACCGATGAGGACAGTGACAAGCAGCGGGACAAAACCTTTGCCAACATTGCTGCTGCCCAGGCCAAGCTGGATGCGTACAGGGATCTCCTGCAGGACTACACCACGGATGTCGAGGATGCACTGAGTCAGGTGCGTCACGGTCTGCAGAAAGCACTCGGTGTGGACGATGGTGATCCGGAACCGACCCCGGAAGAGGAAGTCGTGGATGAGGGGCCGCAGGCTAAGAAACGAAGAACGATGGACGAACTTCTGGCACTGTTTGACTGAGACCACAGCCGGAGTCCACAAGCCACCCGGATATGGGTGGCTTTCTTGTTCCCCTTTCAGGAGAGACGGCGATGACAGTACATGAATCCGTGAAAGCGTTCAGGACTGTGGCTGGGGAGACATCCATGTACGGGTCGATTGATACGGAACCGGATATGGTGTTTCAAAACTGCGTTCGCTGCCATTACCTGCGCCGGGAGTATGAACTCCCCAGCACACCGGATGATTGGGACATCTTTGGCGGTATGGAAGGTGCGGAGCAGGTCGCAGTGAGACTGACCGAAGCACTGAGGCAAGTGCTGACCGCAATCGACCGGGTAAAGCCGGAAGGTCAGAAGAAACTGCGGTCCTATCTCTCCGACCTACTCTGGAGAGCACCAATCGACTGACTGTCGGAGTTCCCCGCCACCCATATTCGGGTGGTTTTTCTATTACCCCACAGGAGACAGGTATGTCGGCAGATACAACTGAAGAACATCGTCGTAGTGAGCAGCAACGGATCAACAGCACTCCCCGAACCCGTGAGGAACTGGAGTCGGGTGGTTCTGAGGTCTGGGATACGACCGAACTGTTACGGGATTTCACAGTTCAAGGGTTCATGGCACCGTTCGCTTTTGTCACACAGAAATCAGATGGCATGTCAGGCACGGTCACGTTTCAACATGAACCCCGTCTGTACTTCGATTTCCTCCCTGAAACACAGGAGCAGTTCTAATGGATTCTGACACAACTGCTGGGCCTCTCCCCGAAAGCCAGGTGACGCTATCTGAAAGCGAGGTGACGCTATATCTGGCTATGGTCCGGCTTCACTTCGATACGAGTTCTCCGTTCTTCGGGAACATCGCAATGGATGAACTCATGGACCGTCCTTTGAGCCAGCAGAAACAGGTGTACGACGCTATGCCGGTAGACCTGCGGCTCATGGTGGAGGCGCAGCACACACAATGAAAATACTGGTTGATATACTGGCAGCGGGCGGCGCAGTCTGTGCGTCGATCACCATGTTTTACACGCTGCACTGGATATTTTCGGAAAGGGATGACCAATGAGCGACGCACCTGACCTTGACCAGTACGAACGGTCGTACTGCGACTGCAGGAAATGCTCACTCACCTGTCGCTACATGCCAGGGATGTGTGTGCCGGGCGACGTGCAGAAGATTGCTAAGTACCTCGGCAGACCGCCTACCCTCGAATGGATTACGGAACACTTCGCGGCAAGTGAAGGATCGACAGTCCGTGTTCACGGGGAGTCGGTGTATATCCCCACGATTGTACCGGCTCAGAACGAGACCAACGGACAGTGTGTTTTCCTGACGGAAGACGGGCGCTGCTCTGTGCATCCTGTCGCACCGTTCGGATGCTCTCGGTTCAACGTATGCCAGGACCGGGAGGGTGACAACGATGAGCGATATCGGCACGCATTACAGACGATATCTCTGGATGAAAACTATCCAGAACTGTGGCTGGCACTGGCGAATGTTGGTGCGGTTGCTGACCCCGTGGATGACCGGCGTGGTCGATTTCAGCGGGGTCTGCAACGTGTGGAAGTATCCGACGAACCCGAGGAGGATTAAGGATGACCTACCGAGTGTGTTTGATGATTGAACATGACGAGTCGGACGAATGCTTCGGCGTGGACTGTCCGGACGGACCTGTCGCACAGTTCGGATCACATCAGGACGCTTATGAGTACGCCTGTAAACTGATCGCCGCTGCCCGGAAAGGTAGGGTTGATCTGATCCGATCACAGGTTCCTGGAATCACTGACGGTAACCCACCGCTCACTCACGACGGTGGTCCCGACAAGATAGACGGCGCTCCGTCAGACGGGTGGACACCGCTTCGTCCTGATACTGATGACTGATCTTTGTTTGCTTACCCTTTCAGGAGATTGCTGGATGACGACCAAAATCTACAGGCTGAATGCTGCGGATCGATACAGTGCCACAAAAACACTGGAAAAGCTCCACGAATCGGATGCCCTGCCGACCGGTAAAGGCTACGCCGCAGTCGGAGAAATGCTCGCCGCAAGTTGTGGAATAGACAAGAAGTATTTCAAAGCGAGTGCGGTAAAGGGATTGCTCGATGCCGCAGGGGTGGATTCTGCACCCTACACAACTGGCGGAACACCGGTCAGTAATTTGTTCGCCCTGGTCACCTCACTGGATGAACGGGTCACCGCACTGGAAGCGAACGTCCTCGACCTGCAGACATCCATCACCGCACCAAGACAGGAGTCACACTGATGACCGAAGAAACCATGACCGAAGAAACCACGACCGAAGAACAGACCACTCCAATGAATGGTGAGATGCAGTCCCACCTGGAGTTCTTTACATCCAAAGTGGCTGCTGCGATTGACATCAGTTCATTGGCACGCGAGTTGGTGTCAGAGATCGATGCCGACCAAATCGCTGAGGGAGCGGCTGCGAACATCGATGCGAGCGATATTGCTGCCGAGATTGATCCCGATAATATCGCTGAACACATTGATCTGAATGACCTCTCCGAAAGCATCGCTGAAAACATGGGGGCATCGGATGTCGCCGAGTACGTTGACGCATCGGCTGTCGCCTCGTATCTGGACGCGGAAGAGGTCGCAGCACACATCGACACGTACGCAATCGACACCAGTGTAAGGGACCATCTTTGCTACGACAGTATTGCTGAGGAAATTGACTATAGCGCACTTGCGGAAGTGGTGAGTACCGACACGCTGACCGAACAACTCACATGCGGTGTGGCTGAGGCAATCGGTCTGCATGGTGTGAAGGAAATGGTTGGGGGCCTGGACCGCCAGATGGACCTGCTGCGTGACTCCGACCTGGTACTGCACCACAGGCTGGCGTCGATCGAGGCGACGCTGGATCAGATGCGGAAGCACTGGCTGCTGCGGTGGTTTATCCCTCGTATGACAGGAGCGTGACTCTATGAAGAAACATAAGACGCCCCCACAGGGGACTCAAAGCATCGAGGGAGAAGGGAGAGAGCGTCGTGCCCAGTATTATGGCGAACAAAGTGTGACCGCTGTGCTGGCCTACCGACAAATTAAAGACGATCCGTTGTGGGAACTGATTGCCCGCCGCATTCCCGACCCCGCCGCGTGGAATAACCTCTGCGAGCGAGTCGGCAAAGACACGGTTGCGCTGGGCTACAAGTTCTGGAGGTTTACCTCACTCGGGAAAGAGGTGATCGATGAGTAAATCGGAATTTGAGTGTTTGGGCAACTTGGTGCGGAGAGAAATCGAGCGTCTGCGGGGCGAAACCGATCGACTGTGGGAGATGGTTGGCTCCCTCGTCGGACGCTTCAATGAACATAATGAACATGAGGTGAGCGATGGTGAATCAACACTACACAAACTTCGGGAAAGAGTCACCACGCTGGAGACTCGCATCGACATCCTTTTCCAACTCACGCACGAACGTCTCCAATATGCAGAGAACGAAGACCTGCGGGCAGAGAACGAGCGTCTGCGTGCAGAGAACGAACTCCAGCGGGCAGAGATCGAACGCCTGATGGATGGCATGGAGGCAGCCTGGGGGCTGATCGCAAACGCCCAATCGGAGGTTTGTTACGGGAAAGTGGAGCATTGGCAAGAGTGTATGGAGAGATGGCGAGACAACGATTGGCATCCCGCACTTGACCGCAACGGTCAACCAATGAAGTCGAAAGGAGGCAAGTGATGCCACCACAAAACGAGGAACTGCAGTGCTGTTTCTGCGATGCCACGATCACACCAGACCCCGTAAACGGGTGGGATCAGGGGCACAACCCAGAATGCCCGGACTACCCAGATCTTGGTGGCACCGACGCCCGGTGCTGTGATACCTGCAACACACAGGTTGTGATTCCGTCACGCCTGAACAGGATACTTATTGATGACCAGATACTTAGCCTGTTTGATGACCAGGCGAGGGCGGATCGAATTCGGAGCACGTTGTCGCAGCTGGGGGAGTGCGGAGAACCATCAAACAGTGTGAGCCAGGAGTCCGACGACGTACGCAACGCCGGTCAGGAATAGCAGCCAGGGATGAGTGTGACGTTCCTCATTCACCCGAAGCGGGCTGTTTGTTAATGAGTTCCATCAGACGCTGCAGCTGTGCATCCTGACTCTGATTGTGCTGCTCCTCACTCCGACCAGTGATCTTCTCGATCGCCGAATTGCCAGCAACACTACCACCCAGCAATATCGTGATCAGAAACGTGATCGTCTTCGGATTGGCATATTTCGCTGCCGATTTCAGATCGTCCAGCTCGGAGACCTGTTTCTCACTCTGCTGCATACGTGACTCCAGGATGTCGATGCGGGTCTCCTGCTTGATCACCCGCTCTGCAGCGACCGCGTCCTTTTCCAGTTCGCGCACGAACGTCTCCAGCTTTGCGACCTTCATCGACAACTGCATAATAGCGTTGGTCTTTCCACCGCTATTCCAGTCCAGAGTTCCACCGTGATCATCTACCATGCTAATCCTTTAGCGTTTCGGTTTTGATTTCGTGGCGTGACCCGCTGCCACCATTTTTTCAGCAACCGACTCCACCGAATCTGGACTGTCCCAGACCTGGCCTAACACCCGCCCGAAAGAAAACGACTTACCCAGGTCCGTCGAGTTTGGAATCTGCAGGACAACCTCACTGCCCACAGGCAGGATCGACTTCAAGTGTTCCCGTGCTGCGATGCCCTTCTTTTTCTCTGCCTTGTCACGAGTCCGTACCTCGCTGCACCAGCAGTCCAGAAGGCGAACACGCATCCGTCGTGTCACCTCTACCGTCAATGTGTCTCCGTCGTACACATCAACAACAGTGGCTGAGGTTGTCCACCCGGTGACCGGCGCTGGCTGAGAAGCACGACCAATACCGAACCCGAGGATCACCGCTGCCATCAGGCACGTAGCGAGCGAGCGTCTCATGAGTGCTCCTTGAGGTCTTCGATTTCCCGTGCCAGCTCGGATTCCAGCCACTTCACCCGCTGGCTGCGTGCTTCAGCGTGACGACGATCGACCCGCCGCTGCGCCACACGCTTGCCTGCCTTTGTTCCCATACCCAGCAGACCCTTCCGGCTGAGGATATTGCTGACGAATCCGCCCGCCTTATCGCTGATCAGGTACACCACCGCTGTCTGAATCAATCCGCTTCCCACGAGTGCTGTAATCCCCATCACGCCACCTCCTCTTTAATGTGTTCCAATTCGTCTGCTTCTTCATCCTCTTTTCTGCGACGTAGATAGGCGCGGACTGCGCCCAACAACCCCAACATAGCAAGAGGTTGAAATGATCTAAGGTCGTTGACGGTGCCCTTCACCAAGTCCACGCTCTCCCTCACATCCTTCTTCAGAGCCAGCGCACCCTGTGCCTTCAGGAATGGATTGCCCGACTTCACCTTCTCGATATCCGCTCGCAGGCGTGTAGCCTGGTCAGCGAGCTTCGACTCCACACCTTCCCCTGCTTCCGTAGCTGTAGCCAGTGCTGTCTTCGCTTCGCTACGCACGCTGTCAATGTCTGAACGCAGTGACTTCACGGCACCCACCTTCTCAAACAGGTTACCGTTCTTCAGGTTGTCAATGTCTGCCTTGAGAGTGGCGATCGCCTGCTGTAATTCCGTGTCGACTGCAGCTTCTGTCTCCACTGGTGCTGAATCGGTCGACGGGGTTGGTGCTCCGTCATACGGCTGCGGGAACGGGGCATTTTCAGGCTGCCCGACGACGATCTGAGCCAGCCCGTCGATGATCCCCGACAGGAATCCGATGATCCCACCACGTTTTTCCGGCAGATATCCGCTCTTGAACTGGTTCGATCCACGCACCCACAACACCGGGAACACGATACGACCACCGTCGTAGCCGGTGTCTTTACAGAACTCTTCGAACAGCTTCCCGCCATCCTCCCATGTCCGTGATGAGCGGTTGTAGTGGGCGATCTTTATGTTGAACCGGGCGAAATGCCCTGCAGCAATGTCCCTCTTCAGTGCCGCACAGCCACCGCACTGATCCGTGGTGAAAGCAACGACCAGACGCTGCTCCTGCACCGGCTTCCGAGCCGCCACAGGCAGGTGGTCTGCCGCCTTCGGCTCCAACTCTTCCGGTCCTGGTGCTGCATCCTGCGCCATGCGTACAGCTGTGCGCAGTGTCTCCCACCGTACGCATCCGCTGCCCCAGAACTGTTGATGTGGTGTGTGCTCTGGTCCTGTAACACTCAGCACCATGCCGATCACTTCGCCGTCTGAGTTCAGCACTGGACCGCCACTGTATCCCGGACGCACGAGACAGGTGAGTTCCATCTGGTGTGCCCCGATCGCCTTCACTGTGCCGCTCATTGTCTCGAACCGACCCGCTGGATATCCCCGCACAGTGCAGGAATCACCAGGTTTCGGTGCCCTCGTAGCCAGTGTCAGTGAATGAAACGACTTCGCTCCCGACAGTTTCCATACCGTCACTCCATCCCGTGTCGATTCCTTCGTACCGTCCGCGTTCGGAGGGTCGGTCCAGTCCGGAAGACTCGGGTCCATCTGCAGTTTCACGCGACGGTTCGCCGTCACCGTGTCGGTCAGCTTGTAGGTAGACCGGTGTGACATGCCGTGGATGCAATGCAACAACAGGTCTTTGTTCACGACAAATCCACACGCCCCACCGATGCGGGCGAGTGGGTATTCTTCAGGCGTACGTGCTTCCGCTGTGCTCATCGCCATGCACATCAGTGTAGTGGCAAGTGTGATCTTCATGACTTCTCCGTCAGTGCTTCCAGGTAATTGTGGATGCCGTGATCCCCCAGCAGACTGGCGCGGTTGCCCCGTATGGAGTTCCGTGCGAGTGCTGCGATGCGGATCAGGTAGCCAGGGCGAGGGTAAATCTCCCCCTGATACGTTATGAAAATCGGCAGACCGCAATGCTTGAAGCGGATCGGTACCGGTATGCGTGCCACAATGTCCGAGCGATTGAACACCCGGTAATACTTGCCAGCGTTCTTCAGTGAGAAAGCCTTAGCAAACTCCCTGTCCCCCACTCTCGGGCTGCCAAACGTAGCCACCATTCGGCACCCGAACCGGGACGCCGCCAGTGTAGCCAGTGCTCCACCCAAACTGTGACCAGTAATAAAAAGGTTCTTCCGTGACTCCGGAGGCAGATCATGCAATGCGTCATAGATCTCTTTCTCCACAGAGGTGAACGCACGCAGGAATCCGTGGTGTACATACCCGCCCCCTACCCATCCGTCTTGGGTAATCATCAGGTCCGTCCACAAGTCTTTAAGCTGACCCCACAGACGATCCCAGAACGAACCTGATGCCCTTGCAAGGCCGAGCAGATTCGGCACCTCCGTCCCACGAAATGACAGGACGGCGTGTGTGCCAGCGTCATGCAGGAAACACTGGGTATCTGTGTGCGTGCTCTCGATCAGCGTTCCGACACCGGATTCGTACGCAGCATCCGCGTAATGCGCCAGTTCACTTACCGATGCGCGGTCCCATCCTCCAGTGTAGAGTGCCAATGCTCCCACGGTATACCTTTCAGCGTGTGAGTGTGTCCCGTAACGAATTAACCTCAGTTCGCAAATTGGTCACGTTGCTGGTCACGTTCTGCACCGCTGTGCTGTGCTCTTTGATCAGCTCCTGGAATTCTGAGTCCCTCTTCTCGATGTACTCCCGCCACTCTGTACGCTCGCCGTAGTGACGCGACTCGATATTGGGAATGTGCTTCAACACCAGGTACCACACCAGCGCTCCAAAACCGCCTGCTGTTGCGAGCTGTATCACCGGATTCACCCAGTCAAGTCCCACAGTACCAATCAACATTGGACGACCTCTGTCAGAACACGTTTTTGTGTGTTACGATTTTGCCTCGCCCGTCACGGACTATCGGAAGGTCAACTGAATGCCGGACGACGAAGAAAAACTGTGGCTGCAATATCAGAATGCACCATCGGACAGTGTCCGAAACTCACTTTCCGCCCACTATTCCCAGTTCGTCGAGCACATTGCCCGTCGTGTTGCAAAGCGCGCTCCCGAATGCGTCGATGTGAGCGACCTCATACAAGAGGGACACATCGCCCTGCTTGTGTGTATCGGGAGGTTCAACCCGAAAAAGGGGGTGCCGTTCACATCCTACGCAGGACGCCGAGTCGAGGGTGCAATGCGGGACTGGATGCGAGGCGAAGACCTGCTCCCTGACACTGTCCGACGTTCGGTCACGGCACTCCGGGATGTTATCTCCTCCGCACGACACGACGGTCACCACAACGCCCAAGAGATATCGGATAGAATTGACATCACGCCTCACCAGGTGGAAACAGCGATCAACGGAACTTCTGGATTCCTTTACGACCTTGCACGGCATCGAGGCACGGAGTACACGGACACCAGCACGTCCCGGTTCATGCTGGTGACCCTTGATTGGTGCGGGTTACATGCGGTTCGCAACCCCGGACAGTGGTTCCCTATAGAGATCAGTGACGTAATTGAATTTGGCCCGATACATTCATTTGAGGCAGGCGATAGGCCGACCGTATTCGCCGACAGGGTCTTCGTGGAGCTGCAACTGTCACCGCACCTGGGGTACGAGTGGCATCTGGCACAAATCGCTGAGGAATGCGTGCCCCCTGTGTTACCAGAGAAAAGGGAAATAACGATGACTGACTTTCTGGAACGGATTGAGACCAAGATCAACCGGAAGAGGATGGAGCTGGAGAGGCTGGAGGAAATGCGCACCTGCATGAGCGACCCTTGCATCGCTGATGAGCTTGCGGAAATCCTTGACACAAAACCAGTGGCCCCGAAACGGAAACCACGCACTGTCAGGTCTCGATCAGTCACCAAGAGGATCCTGTTGCACTTTCGGAACACTGGAAACGCAGCCGCCAGTGTCCACGAACTCAGCGCAGCGACCGGACTGAGCATTCCGCAGGTACGCGGGGCAGTCGCCAACAAGAAAACAAAACGATTTGAAAAGTCCCACGCCCGCAGCAATGGAGTGATACGCTACGTCATGGTCGACGGATAGAACCGATACATCCCCTCCGTACACACGATTGCACCGGAGGGAATCATGGACTTTCACGTTTACGTGGTGACAACACTGGCTGCGCTGGGTAACGGCAGCCTCATCGAAGGACTCAGCTACAACGGAGACGAAGAACGGTGGATTGTGTTCGACGTGGCAGGTTCCATCACCCTCGACGCCGACTCCTGTCTGCTCGATGCCGAACCACGCAACATTCGCGTCTTTGGAAACACATCGCCCGGTGGCGTTCGCATCACTGGGCACCCGTTCTACCTCAAAAACGCTGAGAACGTACACTTCTACCACGTTGCCTGGCATCTGCAGGCACAGCGTAACCGCAGGATGGTGAAGTCCTGGTCTCCGATCCGGGTGATCTCGACAGCTGAACATCAGACCCGAACCGTCTCCTTCACGCACTGCTCAATCTATGGTGGACAGGATGAGAACGGGGTCACACCCCTGAATTCGAGGGAACACGACCCCGAAGCGTACGCCAGCGATGGTGTGCTGTTCGACCGCTGCCTGTTCGGACCATCCTGGTACCTGCACCGGGGATACCACAATCACCACCTGATGTTCAGCCACGCACGAAATGCTGTGGTCCGTGACTGCTTCTTCGCACACGCAAACCGACGCTGCCCACAGCTACACGGTGACCGCTGCACATCCCTGAACAACGTGGTGTACAACTATGGCACGATGGCAACGGGAGTCATGGGTGGAGGATCGTACGATGTCATCCGAAACCTCTACATTCCGGGCCTGAACTCCCGCCGAAAACCCCCAGTGTTTCCCGTTACCACACAGCCCGCACAGGAAGGCACCGTTCGGCTCTATTTGGGCCGCAATATGAGATTGAAGTACGAGTCCATTCCGTTCTCCAGCGAGCGCCTGTACGCCAACGAATCGCCAGAGACAGCATCCGTGGAGATGCAGGACGAACCGCAGTTCAATGTCCCGGAATCCGGGTGGAGCTGGAACCAAGTGATCGACGAAGCGGGCACCATATTCAACGATCGCTGGGACCAGATGATGCGGAAGCAGGTCAGAGGACGACGCAAAGCACGGAACGGGGGATGGTGGTGCCGTACCGAGTGGGCAATCGATGGTATGCCACACTACCCAGAGCACACACGTACACTGGAGGTGCCTGACATGCCACGCGATGAGCTGCTCAGTTGGCTGTTGTCTTATTCATCCAGTAACGAAGAGACCGCAGACGCTCCATGATGGACTTCTGTTGCGACTTCCTGCCGGATGCACTCCTCGACCGGGGATTCCGAGCGTAATACTCCGACCGCAACTGCTGCGCCAGCTCACTGTACTCCAGCCCCTGAGACTTCAGGAACTCGGCCTGACGCTCCTTCTCCTGCTGCTGCGCTGCACGCCGTGCCCGGTATTCCGCGACCGTCTCGTGCCGTCCCTTCTTACTGATGCCCTGGGACAAACCGTAGACCGCCTGGCCCGCCTGCTTTGTCGGGATCGTGCCCTTCTCCGCATAGGAGATCGCGGAACGAGCAATGTCCCGAGCCAGCTCCGTCAACTCAGCCTGCTGTTTTCCGGTCGCAAAGACCTTCCCCGGCTCCGCTGTGTCCAGTAGCTCCTGAAGCCGCGCCTTCGTGGAAGGCTCGTCCTGCTCCTCAATGTATCGCCGCACCCTGTTCTTCCAGTCCCTGTACAGCACGGGATCGTCCGGAGTCGCCATCGATCGAGCAGTCAGCAGCATACCCACTGCATGTGTGGCATCCTCCAGCATCATCCGCGTCTGCCGTTCCTGCTCCGTCTCTGGGGTCTTCCTGGACTTGGACCGCTCGTGCGCCTTGTCCTGCAGATCGTACATATCCGCCACGGACTTCGGGCGTCGACCAGCCACACCACCCTTCTTGAAGAACACACCAAGGATCGGGATGTCCGACGCCTCGAACTCCCGCTCCACCCCGGCTGGACCCATGCCTGCCGCCTTGATGATATCCATCGGCACAGCACCACCGATTCCTCGGATGGCATGATCAACACGCTTCGGAGATATCCCCATCATCCCACCAATGGCGATGCCCACCTTTGATGTGAACTTGTCGAACTGCTCCTCGGCAGGCATCTGCTCCAGACTCCTCGACACGATCGGCTGGTTCCAGAAGTGGTCCCAGTTCGTCGCTTGGTCGAGACCTTCACGCAAAATCACAGGCAGGAAGTCGGACACCAGGCCTCCCACCTCACCCCACTCCATCGTACCTGCCGCCTTGCGTGCAGCCGCCACCGGCAGACCAGTCGGACCAAGCACTTCCTGAAGTGTCTCCATGAACTCATCCAGGCCTGCCGGATCCTTCTGATACGCAGCATCTGCCATCGCTTCCATCATCCCCGCCACCATCGTGCCCGCCTCATACGACCTCGGCACCTTGATGATGTTGTCGCCAATCTCGAAGTTCCAATACAGGTACTTCTCCATACCTGTGCTTTCCTTATACCAGTCGTCGTCCTTGTTCAAGAACCACGCAAACAGTCCCAGTGTCGCCATCGCAGACTGACGAATCGCAAAGTCTTTTGGGTTCCTGACCGCTGCACGAGAGTACGACCGCAGACCGGCAATCTGTGCTGCGTAAAATGGAATATAGTAATTCGCCTGCCTGGTGGCAGTGCCCGCTGCTGAGAAGTCTGCCGTCACTTCCTTCCACGCGATCGCCATTTCAATCATCTGGTCCCACGTCATGTGGTTCAGGTCGATCCCCCGCTGCCGTGCAAGGTTTATCACCTCGGCGTTGCGTGCTGTCGTCTCAAAAATGTTGATCCCATCCCGGATGTAGTTCGCCGGTGCAGAGATCCACGCTTGTCTAAACGTGCGATCACCTGTAATGATGCTCCCCAGGTCGCGGGTGATGGCAGTGTCCTGGCCCGTTGGCTGTGCCATATGCAGGCCCATCAGCTTCGCCCATCGATTGACCTGAGTACCTTCCCACTTCACCTCTTTGCCACGCACCTTCTCAACAAAGTCCGGTGTCTTCGCCACCACTCCCGACAACATTCCCGCCTTCCCCGTAAACGGGTCGAGCACGTATTTATCCGCAGCACCTGCAGCAGCCTGGGCACCGCTTCCTACGTGCCCCAGAAGTTCTTTGGTCGAACCAAGTAACTCACCGAAGTACCCCTTCACGTTCTCCCACGGTTGTGGGGAAGAACGCGTGTTGATAGCTGCCGTCTGCAAATCACGCAGGGGGTTCTTGAATAGACCGAACGCCGTGTTGAATGTCGTCGTCATCGCACGGAACGTACGGTTCGGAGCACCTATCAGCAGGTCTTTCAGGCCGCCCCAGTCAGCGCCATGGTCAACCACCGCGTTGGTTTGCAACGCGTCGTACAGATCTGGTTCCACCTGCAACCACGTCACCTTTCCATCCGTCAGGATCGGGAACACGGGCTTGTTTCCCAGGTACTGTGGTTTTTGGCGGAAGAAGTTGATGAACCCCATCAGTTCGTCATCGTCAAACTCACGCCCCGCCTCGTCTGTAATTTCCAGCGTAGCACCCTGCTCCTCCAACGTGTCTCGCAGTGCTTTAACCACATCCTTGACCTCCTTCGACAACACCTTCTCATGTTCAGTGGGCACTTGACTTATCAACTTGCCGATCCCTTGCCAGTCATGCTCTCCGGTAAGGCGAAGCGTCCGTATGTTTTCCAGCCTACCGTTTTCGAGCTTCACCTGAGAGAAGCGTTGATCCTTGCGTTTCACGTAGGTGGCAGTCCTTTCTTTGCCCCCCTCCGTTACCCACGTCACCTTTTCTCCCGGCTCCGGGGGTCGAGGTCGGGTCAGGGCAGCGAGTGCGTCAATCACCGCACGGTCGTTCGCCGCCTGAAACATCTGTTGTGCGTTCGATATCAGCTGCGGAATAGGATCTTTGACTTCCGGACGCGTGGATCCTTTTTGACCATGTCCTATAGCACCCCTCTGTGCGTCGGAGCCTCCACCCTTACGTTCGTCAGCTTGCCACGACCCCAGCTCGTAGAAGTATCGGGACAGGGGCGCGTAGAACCCGGCGTCGTTGGCACGCATCCGATTCACGATCGGCACGAACGCGGGGGACTTTGATGCCATGTAGGTCAGCATCGCATCGGAGAACTGGTATACGATATCGGCAGCATTCTCGAATGCCGGGGACTCCAGCTCGGCGATTGCTGCGCGTGCATCCTTTTCGGTCATCGGTGTGTTTTTCGCAGTCTCCTTCTTCGCTTTGGCTATGGCGTCCTTATTGGTGAACGCCACGAGTCCGCCCGGCGTCATAATGTGGAACTCAGTGCCGTCCCATTCCACCGGGGCACCCATCGCCCGTGACAGCCACTTCGCCTGCGCCTTCTTGTTGTCCTTTAATGCCAGCGACCGTTTCGCTACCAGGTAGATACCGAACTCACCCTTGTTTGAATCCTCCAGTATCGCGTTCACCTCGTTCAGAGCCGGGCCGATCTTACGAAATGCACCACGCTGATCGTTCGGGTCTTCGTTGCGGACCCATTCTCCTGTTTCCTTATCGTAGTGCCCCCGCTGAAAGATGACGATTCCCTCATCCATCACAGCGTTGAATGCCTGCGAGTGATGCACAAGTTTGCTCATGGCGGCCAGCTTATAGGGATCCTGATGGGGCAGTAACTCCTTCCCGGTGTGCTCACGAACCCAATCCGATATTTCCATCAGCATCGTGTATGCGTCAACGTGAGCAATGCGTGCGTCTCGTACGCGAGCTTTGAAATCAAACGGATTATTTCTTTTGCCCATGTCAATGAGGTTCGCCAGCGCCCGATTGACAGCTCCCTGACTGTCATACTTGTGCATCAGTCGCTGCATCTCGATGAAGTCCTGGCCTCTGTTGTCACCCAGCTGTGGCAACACTTTGTTCTCGAACCACTTCACAGCATCCGGAGCGATGCCTGTGTTGCCCCGTCCGTCACCATCCAGCCTATGACGGTCTGGTCCCTGAGCGGTCATCCACGAACGCACCAGCTCGGCGAACCCTTCGCTGATCCACCCGTTGTGAGGTTCTTCCTTGTATATTGCCTGACCAAGAACCTCCAGCTGGCCCAGCACCGTTTCGTTTGCGTTCTCGATCAGCGTCGCAACCACTGTCTCGTGAGAGATTGCGTGCCCGATCTCATGAACCACTGCCGGGAGATCACCCACGTTTGCAATTCGAGCGATATCGCTAATGCGGTCGTAGAACCCGCGCACTCCCGTTTTCACAAAGCCCAGCTTGAGACCGAACGTGTTCGACACGTTCGTCATCGCCGCTTCAGCTGACCGCATAATGTCCCGGTGAGCCACGCGCGCATCGGGGTCACGGGGGATGCCCCGTCCAGTAACCCACGACTTCGCTGCCTCAAACGCACGCTCCGCTCTCTCACGCAGCGATCGCTGTGCCGTTTCAGTGCCGTCTACATTCGCGGTGGTCGATGGATAATTCATTGCCACAGGACGTACCTGCGAGTCCGCAACACGCGGTCCCGAGTCGCCTCCACTCGCGGGCATGTATTCCGCTCCCGAATCATCCGGCCCTTGCATTCGAAGGAATTCGTCCCATGACTCCGTATACGTCGCCACGGTCGGCGCATTGGCAACCGGCCACTGGACGGACTCGCCTTCCACGTCCGCCCCCTCTTGCGGAGACGTGCCCTCATATGTGTGCAGGACTGTGCCGTCCGAAAACACCAGATATGGTTCCGCGCCCAGATTGTCGCTACGCTTCACTTCCCAGTATGTGTGACCCTCTGCGAGCTTCCGCAGCTTGAACAGATCGCGTATTTTTTTGCCGAGTGTTATCTGTGCTTTCTCCTGAGCGTCACGAGTGTCGGCGCCTTCCTCGTCGGCATTGCGCTGCATCACCGTGATACTTTCGCGCAACCTGTCGCTCTCGCTCGTCGCCCGAGTAATATGTTGTTGGAGCGATTGCTTTTTATTCGCGCCGACGACGGACGGATGTGCCTTCACTGTATACCCGCCACTCTCAACATCAGCCAGGCCTTCCTCAACTATGGTCTTTGTAAGACGCGGCGCTGAGGGTTCCGCTGCGGTCGGCTCGGCAGCGGCATCGTCGTTCTGTGCGATCTGCTCCGCACGTTTCCACGGGATACCATCGAGCAGGGTCCGAGCACGTTGAGCCGCAGGACTGTCACCCACGACCGTCCAGCTCTCCCCCTCGCCAGCAATGACCACCTGCTCATCGTTCTGTGTGGCAATCAAACCGGGACCGCTGGGTTCCCGCTTGTTGGGTTTCTTCTTTACCGCGAACTCGCGCTCCAGAACGGACTTGACCACCTTATCTGATGCCGGGGTTTTGATCCCGATGTCACCGAGGTTGATCCCGATACGCATACCCGGCTCAACATCCCCTTCCTCTAATCCAAACAACTTCGGCTCGAAGGCAAACCGGAACCCGTCTTGAAACACCAGTTGCCGGTTGTCATTTACCGTGAAGACGGGGTTGTACCCGAACTCCGGAACTTCCCTCACCAACTTGGCAATTCGTGGGTCTGGCGCTGTTTTCCCCCGAGGAATTAAGTCACCTGCGTCCAGCGTGATGTCCGCATTCAGTCCGGGGTCTACGGGTCGAACCGTATCCAGCATCTGCTGACGCAGCGTGTCGTCTACGTTTCGTAGATCCGAGCGGTCCCACGCTGACCGCATGGACTTCAGGATGCTGCTCTGCTCCGTTGTCATCTGGTCCGCTGAGGTCACCCGAGACATATCAATCCCAGCCTCGCGGTACATAAGAGCCAGCTGCTTCGCGTCTTTCTGTGTGCCCGCTGACGCCGCCTCTAAACCGGTCGGCACATGAACCACTCCCCAACCTTTCGCGGTCGCCCAGTTGCCGTCTTCGTCCTGCTCCCGATGGCGGTAGACAAACCAGTCGCCCAGCTGCTGGCCGGGGAGTTCGGGAGTCGCGTCATCGTCATTCCTGTCTCGCACCTGAACCGGCACCCGTGCCTTCTGAAATCCTGCCGTCTTCACCCGTTCATCCAGCTGCCGAAAGTACCGTTCGGTAGCGGCTGTCTCCTGTCGTTCCTTACGCCTCTCCTGCAATGGAGTCATGGGAGGTTCGACCGTGTCCTCGACCACGGGTTCCTGCTCTGCCCGCACCTCAGACTCCGGGCCACTCGGCTCTGATTCATCCAGCTCCGGTTCTACTGGCGGGGGCGCCGCGTCCTGTTGTTCCGCCTTCGCTTTTTCAAGCAGATGCTGACCGATCTTCTTCCACCCATAGCCTTTCTTCAGGTCCAGATACTCCCGAAGTTCTTTCGCCGTAACGTGGTCCTCCTTCATGGCCGCTTCCCACGCGTCGACGCCTTCCGTACGCAACGCATCCTCCGCGTCAGTCAGGGACTGCGCGATATCGTCCGGGTGTTTGGGCAGCTTATCGATCTGGCGTTGGAGGCGGGCAATCTTCTTCTCGGCACGCTTTGTCAACGTCATGTTCGTGTCGCCACGTTCCCATGCCCCCGCCCCCTCTTCATAACTTTCGTAATCGCTCTCGATTGCGTCGATCTGCCGTTGGAGCTTCTCGTACTCCGACTCCTGTCGCGGGGGCGCAGCGTCCGGTGCTGAAGCCTCAGCTTCCGGATCCACGAACGGCGATTCCTCGCCGAAGGGGTCGTACTCCGGTTCGAGGTAGTTGTTGACGAAGTCTTTGAAGGTGTTGTGGTTTTGGAGCGGAAGCCCCAGCAGCTCTCGCAGATCCCCCAACTTATTAACTGAGTGCTTTGATTCACTTTTCAAATATCTGACTGCATCGTCGACCGTACCCGCTTTGAGGAGTCTGTATGCCTCGCCCAACATCGCCTCAGCTTCCTCCTTCCGATGCGCCTCGTGATCCCATTCCTGATCGGCATCGGACTCCTCGACCGCGTAGGGGTTCAGTCTGCGGTCGATCTCTTTCTGGATCTTATATTGGACACTGTTTACACCGCCTCGCCATTTGTCGACTGCCCAGCGATCCTTCAGGTCGTTCAGTTTGACGCGGTCTTTCAGGTATTTCACACCGTCAGCTGCAGTCTTGCCATCGGGTATCGCTTCTTCGATCGCTGCGTCGATCAGGGTGTCCATCTCTGCGGGCGTGCGCGGCAGTTTTTGCTGCCGTTTCACTATGGATTTTAGTTTGCGCTTTGCCTCTCCATTCAACGCGCCGTCCTTACGGTTGCGTTCGTCGGCAAGTATCCCGTCATGAGCGGCTTTCAATGCCTGCCTGAGATCTTCCGGGTCGTCGATCTTGTCGAAGTCGGGGATTTTTACGTCTTTCGCCAGGAGTGGCGTGACGGACGGTTCCGGTGCTGCCACATCGGACGGCGTGTCAGGCTGCGGTGAATCAGGTGGACCGTCGAATCCTGACGCAAGCACATGAGTAAGTCTGTCGTACACGCTTGCCGGTGTGCCTTCAGGGTAGTGCTTATCCAACTTCTCGGTGACCAGGCGCTGGATCGCACCCTTCCACGGTTCACCTTCGTGAACATCCCCGAAATGTGTGCCGCCACGCTCCGCTTCGGATTCGCGCAGTTTCAAGTCCGCTTCCTTAACCAACTCTAAAACCGTCTGCTGGGCGGGTCCGTACCGGCGTTCATCTGCTTCGGGTGCTGGTGTGTCGGCGGCAGGTGCTTGATCAGGTTCCGCTGCGAATGTGACTTCGCCGTCTAATTTCAACCACAGATCCTGGGCCGATTCAATCAACTCGTCACGACTGGACGATTGCATTTCCTGCTCGGGCCAATCCCCCGTCGTGTCGTGCTTCTGTATCCACGCCCGCAACGCCTGTTCCGACATTTCTGCAAACGGAAGTTGCTTCTCTTTCACAAACTCCAGCAGGACTTTTTTCTCTGTCTCGCCATCAGCGTAAAGTACATCAGCTTGGTCGCTTGGGTATACCCTTAGCACTATACCGTTCTCTGTTCCTCCTTCTTCCTGATCGACTTCGACCGGCGTATTGGGCGCCAGGTTCGGCCACTCAGCGTGATAAATTGTATCTGCGTCATAACTCTGGTTTTCATATTCTTCCAAACCTTCGTCAGGGCGAGAGTTCACATACGCCACTTCCACGGTGCCGTCATCATTGACAGCAACGACTTTACCCCCGACTTGTCCCCATTCCGCTTCGTTTAGAACTACCGGATCGCCCACCTTGAACGGCCTGGACTCAGGCTCGGATGGTGTCTCCGGTTCCACCTGTGCGGGGTCAGGCTGATCCGCTCGAAGCTGCTTCACTAACTCCAGACTCGCACGCAGCTCCCCCAGCAGCTGGTTCTGCATCCTCTCATCAAATCCGTCGTCTATTGCCTTACGCAGACGCATCGCCCGGTCATCAACGTCTCGGACGTAGTTGGGACCGTATTCCGTGTACGGTGCTGCCTCTTCTAGTGCTGTGGCTATTTCGTTCTGGTCAACAGTAACCGGACCCGCCTCGGGTGCAGCGCTCGGCTCGACCGCAGCCGGTTCCGGCGCGGCGTCCTGCAACGGGGTCAGACTCTTCTCGGCAGGCTGCTTGCGTGCCCGCTCTAAGCGCGCCCATCCACCCTCCGGTGTCTGATACTCTACCTCGGCAATGCTTGTTCGTCCGGTGTCATACGTTTTCCTGTAGACACCCCGATAGGTCCGTGCCTTGTCTGTACCTTTGTTGGTCGTCCACGTCACCATCATACCCGGCTCAAGTACGGGCGCGGTGGTCTCTGGAGAAACCGGATCCGCCTGCTCGGTGGGCGGCGGATCCGGGGTCGGCACGAGGGGAGTGGAACCCTCTGCCGGTTGTACATCTCCTGGAGGAAGAGGGGCAGGCTGACGTACACCGTCACCGTCCTGCCCCTCCGACGGGGGACTTCCCGCTGCCTGCTCTGCTGCCTTCGCCTGCACAACTCCCGCCATCATCCCGCCAAGAACGTCGGCAATTTCCTCACGGTCCTGCTGAGAATTTACCGTCTTGCCATATACTGTTCTTACCGCGTCCCGCAGGTCTTCTGGAAGGTTCTTCCATTTCGCCCGACTCGGACTGCTGCGAAACGCATCCACTGCACCCGGCGACTGCATGATCCCCATCGTGATCGCCGTCTGACCGAACGTGTACGCCAACGTACTCACCACGTTGTCCGGGTTCAGTGCGTCCGGATTCACTCGACTGACCGACTGATTCACCAGATCGGAAAACGCAATGATCTCTTCTTCGGCAGTCTCGGCAGCCAGATTCTTGGAAGCCACCTTCATGAACGCCCGCATACCTGGCGTCCGCTCCAGACCTTTTGCTGCTGTCTTCATCGCTGCTGACGGAACCGTACCCCGTGCAGCACCAGTTACTGCGCTTTTCGCCGCGCCACGCGCACCACGACCGAGCGACTCCATGCCTCCCAGACCTGCCAACTGAAACACACCCGTCACGCCACCTTCAATCGCCGTCGCGCGTAACACGTAGTTGCGGGCGTCGTCACCCTGTAAGCCCGCTTCCTCAGCTTCCTTGATCGCTTCGTTGCCACGCTCCGCTGCGAATACGCCGATCGCTCCTACCGGACCCGCTGCCATTGATGCCGGAACCACGGTCGCAATCGACTCGTATGCACCACCGAGCATACGGCTGCCCGTGGGGAACCAGTCATCCTGACGATCCGCCTCGGCCTGAATCGCCTGAATCCTCTTTTCCTCAAGGATGTCGTCTGCCAGATTGCGGGAGAACGGGCGGGCTACCGTGCTCGCTGCACTGCGGAGCGCACCGGGCACCGCGTACATCGCCTCGCGTATGGGTGCGGGAGTACCAGCCCAGCCGCTGGGAGTCTGCGCAGCCTGCTGCGCTAGCTGATACCCCGTCTGGCGCGACGCATCGTCACCTGCACGCAGAAACTTCGTCAGGCCCGACTCCTCGCCTGTTGTACTGTATCGGCGTGACAGCCTCGCACGTCTTTGCTGTTCCTCTTCTTCTTGTCGCTGTGCCCGCGTTTTGTACCCAACGCTGCGCAGCAGACCGGCGAGTTCACCCATTGGATAATCCTTGTTATATCACCAGTGGACCATAGTCTTCCACTTCCAAGGCGCCATGGATTCACCCCTCCCGACGCTGCCGACTCCGTCTCCTGATTACCACCCGTACGACTCATAAATCGGCTTGGTTCCGGGTTCGTAAAAACTCGGGTCTGTATAAACATGACCCCCGATTGTCCGTGCCCCTCTTGATCCCGCTGGACCGTCTGGGTAATAGTACGGGTTGTAATCAGGCTGCTTCGTAATCCCGAACGGTTGTTGCACCGCGCTTTTCGCAGGTGCCAGTGCCCGGTTGAGTATCTTCTCGTCGACAACCTTGGCCTGACGCAACACGGCAGTCGCCACTCCAAACTCGCCGTACTCGGGCGCTGACTGGGGCGGGCCGTTTGATCCATACTTTGCCAGAACCAATTTCCATGTCTTCCACGCGTCCGGCACGGATACACCTTTCGTCTCTTCCTGAAACGGCCACTCGGACCCTCGCCCGTCGCCCAACGTATTGCCCGGCATGGTAATCTTGCCCGCTGCTTCAGCCTTTGCTTCGGTTTCGGCGAGCCAGTCCTTTTCTTCCGGTGAGTCAAACCGCGTCTCCAGAAGAATCCGTTCCATCCGAGGATCGAACTTCTCGTAGTCCCCCTTAAAGACCTGTTCCGCACCACGCTCCAGGTGACGCTCGGCTTGAATGTCATCCGCCATAGAATTCAGGATTCGCTGCCCCTCTTCAGGGGATATCACCCCTTTCGCCACTTCAGCTTGGAGACGACGCATATCCTTCGGACGTTCTTTATTCACCAGCTTCACCAGTTCTTGCGGCGAAGTTGGCGCTGCGGTTTCGTAAAAGCTCGGGTCTGTATACACATGACCCCCGATTGTCCGTGCTCCACTTAATCCCGGAGACTTACCGAGGAGTGCCGCCTGGCTGTATCGTTCTTCCCCCGAAAGAATGTCCCCAAATTCAACGCCGAACCTAGTATTAAGTTCCTGCCTGCGCTGCTGTTCCTGCTGCTGCTGTTGTTCAGGAGTGACCGGAATCGGTGACCCCGCAGCATTGTGAACCATTTGAAGGTTTCTGCTGAAGGCTGCTTCTTTGTCAAACGGTTCTCTGTTCTCTTCGTCTAATTGCTCTTGCCTGATGATATGAGCTTCCCGGTCTTGCTCGGTCATTTTTTGGGCCATGTTCAATAAATCCATACCATCGCCCGTGCCCGCACCCGTTCTACTACGACTGCCGCTAGTACCCTGTGAAGGCTCCGGTTTGTAACCGCCAGTTGAGGGGTCGAAGTAGTATTGCTGTCCGCTGGACGGGTTAACTCTGAAATCGTCGCGGTGTTGAACCTCCGGTATCACCGCCGGTCGTGCTCTTATGTCCAGAATTTTATCTTCGATCTGGTTGATCTTCCGCCTCCATTCGGGACGATCACCGTGTGGGTCTTTCTTGAAGTCAAGCTCTCTCGTATACAGGTGCTCTTTCTTGGCACGCAGGGCACGAATCTGGGCTTGCTGGTCGTCATCCAGCCGATATCCCAACCCGTACAGTTCAGTCGCATCCTTCGTCTTCTGCAGACGCATGTCATGCTGTCCGCGTATTCTCGCCGTGTCTTGGTAAGACTGGCCCTGCGCCTCCGTTTGATCGACTCCCCATTGTCCCTGGAGGCCTGCAACGTCCAATCGATTCCTGCCCTCAATGAGTGCGCGCTTCCGCGACTGCTCACCGGTCAGCTTCGCTCGGTCCCACGCACCCCTTTCTCTAAGTTGTGCTTGATCCATCGCGCCCCGATTCGCCGCACCGATCTGCTCCATTCGCCCGGTCAGCTCAGTGTCGAGACGATCCTGTAATCCCTGTTCCTGAAATTGCAGATTCCGCCAGTCGAGGTCACCCCGAGCACCTATCTGACCCATCTGCTGCTCGCCCTGCAGTTGGGCCAGCCCAGTATTCTGACGACCCGTCTCCATCAGCCGCTGCATCGCCGCTGCATTGTTTTGATCCGCCATCCGTTGGTCATAATACGCGCCCTGTTCACCCAAGTTCATCCGGGTGTTCGCGTCCATCATCTGCAGACGCATCCGGTTCAGGTTCTCACTCTCTTGCAGCCCGACTTGCTGCTGACCCTGCAGCTGCTGTAACTGCATCTGCTGCTCGCCCTGAATTTGGGCCAGCTGCTGTTCGATCTGTCCCCGCTCCTGAATCGCTGCGATATCCTGCCGTCCAGCCAGTTCCTGAAGACGTGCTCGCGCCGCTGCCTCTTCCCGTGACAGTACCTGGTTGATCGCACCCTGTTCCCGCAGCATCTGCATGTCCGCGAACTGCTGACCGGATGCCATATTCGCACGCGTGTTGGCTTCCATTGCCGCGCGGTTGTAATCCGACGCCAGACCCTGACCCTGCAGCTCCATCGCATACTGGTGAGCCTTCGCTTGCGCATCCATTTCCGCACGACGCGCACGATCCTCCGCAGCGCGCGCCGCCTGCTGCTGCGCCCGAGTAACGCCTGGAATGGCATTGAACGAGGGTGGGGGGATGTACGCACCCACAGGTGCCAGACGCTGATTATTGGATGCCATCTGCGCCATCCTCTGGCGCAGAGCTTCGTTCGTTGCCATCTGGTACTGGTTCATGATTTACGCTCCGCCCCATTTTCGACGACCGCCCCATCCGCCCAACCGACCTCCAGTGCCAGTCTGACCTGTCTGTCGAGCAACGGATCCACGCGACCCTGTTGTTCTGAGTGACGGAGTTCGAGATTGCTGATTCATCACTGCCAATTGCGCTTCATACGGTGTCTCCAGACCCCGTCGGTTGTAATCCGCCATTATGATCGCACCGGCATTTGCGTCACCACCAACAGCACGGTCGTACAGCTCCATACCCGTGGACGGTGTCGACGACAGCTGCTGCCCCAGAGCGTTGTACGTGGCGCTCGGTCGATATTGGCCCGGTACACTGCTGCCTGCCTGAACGTATGCTGGTGAGTACGAAAGGCGGTCCCTCTCCAGTTGCGCCCGATGCTGTTCTCTGGCAAGGGCGTCCCGTTGTTCTTGTTCAGCCTGTGAAATCCCCCGAAAATACTCGTCTTGAGCCTGCTGTATACCACTCTGAACCTGTGGTCCGTACGACGCAGCCAATGACGGTGCCTGCGACACCCGTTGCGCTTCTGCCTGTTGCTGTGCCTGTTGCGCAAGGGCGAAATTTGCTGCCTGGCCCGCTCTGCCAGTCAGGTTACCGCCAGTATTCTGCAGGTTACTGGGAACGATTCCTTGGCGAGATCTCGCGTCGTTCACGCCCCCGAACAATCCAAACGCGTTGAGTCGATTTGGCATGACTTACCTTTCATCAATAATAGACAGGATCATACGCCGAGGCGCCGGGTCTCGCAGACGTTAGGAATGGGTACGGTGTCGCGATGCCCGTGCGTGGATCTGTGTAGTGGGATATCTGTGAGTTGTCCGTGACGACGTGCCGGGCGTCGTTCAGTGTTCCAATCCCGCGTGCGAGGCGACCCTGCACCGGCTCTGCGTACCACTTCGCAAAGTCCACAAGGGGTTCCGCCATACCTGAGTAATCTGCACTGACATTCCGAGAGAGGTAGTCTCCCGTGGTGGGATCACGCGATTCGTTGTACGTGTAGTAGGGGGTCGGCAAGGGCATCCAGTCAAGGCCCGCTTCTGCCTGGTCATTGACGTATCCCTCAAAGCGTTCAAACAACGGATACGCGATCGACGGGTCGAGATTGGTCTGATTGGGGAATGACGTTACCGGAACCGACACCGGATTCGGATTCGACACAGACGACGGATAATTCACAACCGGTCGACCGGTGTACGGTGATCCCTGCCCACCGATCGAATCAATCCGGGCTGCTCGTCGTAGACGACCCTCCTCTTCATACGGGTCGTATCCAAGAAAATCGAGTGCCATGATTTACCTCGCTACAGAGTATGTGCCGGGA